CGCGGGATGCTGAAGCGCAACGCGCGCAATTCCTGGGCCGCCGAGGCGCCCATTCAAATCGCCATCCGGATGGCCGAGCTGCGCAAGCGCCGCGAGCAGGAGGCAAAGCTATGAGCGGCGGCAGAGGCGGCGATCTCAAGCGCGCCCTTAAACTTTGGGTGCAGGTCGATCCGTACGTGGGGCTTCTGAAAATCGGGCGCGAGTGCGGTGTGGCAGTCGAGCGCATCAGGGAGGCAGCCAAGGCGCGTGATCTGCTGCGACCGCCAAGGCCGATCCTAAGTGTTCGGGGGCGACGCCGGAAGGGATTGGAGCCACCGAAGCCGCGCAAGCTTCCTGAGCATGAGGCCGCCAAGCGTGACGCCGCCGCTGCACGCAAGCGCAAACTCGATGAGCGACGCGCACGTCTGCTGCACCTATGGGGCCTTGGTCTCGATCTAAGGACCATTGGCCGGCGTGTTGGCATCTGTGAGCGCCAAGTCAAGAGGCAGCTTGCCGGCTACGGCGTAGATACCAGCGGAGCAAGGTATCGCGTACCGCCAACCGGGGCCGGTGTAATCGCGCCGAACAACGGCACACGGGGTCTTGCAACAAGCATGTGGAGGCGAACGTGATGATGCCCCCAGAACGCCTTTCCCCGGAGCGCCAAAAGTTCCTGACCGATCTTCGCGAGGCGCTTCAAGCCCTCGCCAAGAAATACGACCAACCCGATCCTCTTGCCTCGGCCATTTCCGCCGTCCACGCCAGCAGGAAGAGGCATCCAACGGAATGGGTGGAGGTGAGGTCATGACCCTCGTCCGCCCATCATCCCGCTATCACCAAAAACTCTCCGCCATTGCCGAAGGTCTCGGCTACTCGCCAGGAAATGGCCTGCGCGCGGCGGAACAGTTCACGGAGCATCTATCCAGGGCGGGATATCGGATCATCAGCAGTCCAAGAGCTTCGGCGGTAGCGGGCCCGCCGAGGGGTGTGCGTAGCTCGGAGGCCCGAGATGCGGGGGCCGCGGCGCCTCGCTAGCACACAACGGCGGGCGGTTTCTCATCTTGGGGGAGCCGCCCGCCACTTACAAAAACTAGGGACACGGACAATGCGAAACGTAGACGAGAACTTTGGATGGATGGTCGCCCAGGTGGCCATGCTTGTACTGACCGCAACCGGGTTTGGCGCCCTGCTGGCAATCATGAGGTGATGCCATGAGCGAGACTTACATCTTCGAGGGCAGCATACCATTCGAGGCCAAGATCACGGCTGACAGCCCGGAGGAGGCGCAAGCCAAATTCGAGCAGCTGTCAACCACAGACTTGGCTTCGGAAGGAACGGTAGAGCTGCTCAGCGGACCGGAAACGGAAGCCGAGCGCGAAGCCTACTGGAAGAGCTTTAGGTCCAAAATCTTCCCGAAGACCGAGGCCGCCAATGGCTGAAGTCATCGCCATCAACGACATTCGTATCCGCCTCGCCGCCAGACCGAAGCTGAAGGCCGACCTTGAGGCCTCAGTGGACCTGGAGAGCAAGAAGCGGATCGACCGAGAGCGGTCAGCACTGCTCACGGCGCTTCACAGGCTGGCCTCCATCGAGGGCATGAAGGCAGCCGTGGAGTTCGCGGAATTGGCGGTAGGGCAGTTGAAGATTGGGACGCAGCCATGACGGACGTTTATCAGCCATATCGCGACATGCTCGCCGGCAAGCCAGTGCCCATCCATGCCGATCGACCCTACCCAGGACGGTATGCGCTGCAGAGGAACGGCAATCTTCTGCCGGTCGCCATCGGCCCAAACAAAGATGGGCGATTGGTTGCCCTGGTCGACGGCGCCGAGGCCGATCCTGAGGCCATCTGGATTTCCTGCGCCAAGCGCCCGGTAGCACAGGATGCGTATAAATTCCGCAAAGACAACGGCCACTGGCCGGACGAGCCCAAGCCGACCCGCGGCAGCAACATGCCGTCCGATCCATTCGACGCGCTTCGCGCCGAGATCGACGACAAGTGCGCCCAGGCCGACGAGCTTCTCAACAAAACGCCCGAGATCAAATCGCAGGAGATCTGCAACCTCTTCCGCAATCTGCAGGCCCAGCTGCTGGCGCTGAACAAGCGCGCAGACGGGATGCACAAGGAAGAGAAGGCGCCAGTCCTGGAGCAGGAGCGCCAAGTTGACGACAAATTCCGGTTCCGCGCTGCGGTGAAGGTTCTATCCGACCGTCTTCGTTCACGGTTTGAAGCCTTCATGAAAGCCGAGGAACGGCGATTGCAGGCGGAGGCCGATGCCAAATTCCGCGCCGACCGCGAACGTGCCGAGGCCGAACGCAAGCGCGTCGAGGCCGAGCAAGCCAAGCTGATGGTTGACGATCCGATCACGGCCTTGACGAGTGATCCGCCGGAGATGCCGGAACTTCCAATGGGTCCAGAACCCGTGAAGGTCAATGCCGGCGGCGGCTTCGGGCGCAAGGCAGGTCTCAAATCGGTATGGGTGCCTGTGCTGACCGACTACAGCAAAGCGCTAGCGCATTTCGCCGAGAACGCCAAGATCAAAGAGCTGGTGCAGAAGCTTGCCGAGCAGGCCGTCAAGGCTGGCGCACGCGAAGTTCCTGGCTTTGACGTGAAAGAAGATCGGAGAGCCGCATGAACGACCAATCCGCAATTGCAGGTCGCGCGGTCGCCAAGCTGGAAGCCGGCGCGAATATTTCGGCTATCGTGCCAACCACGATCGACCAGACATTCCGCCTCGCGGAATTGATCCATCAATCCGGTCTTGCTCCCTACCAATTGAAGAATGCGGCCGCCGTTACGGTCGTTTTTCTCAAAGGTTTGGAGATCGGCTTGCCTCCGATGGCTGCGCTGGAATGCATTGGCGTCATCAACGGCAAGGCGTGCCTGCACAGCGACGGCATCCCTTCTCTGCTCTGGAGCAGAGGCTTCAAGATCAATGAATGGTATGAGAGCGAAGAAACGCTCGACACCTGCGTGGCTCATTGCAAGATCACGCGCCCGGATGGCGGCGTGTACGTATTCAAATACTCGGCCCAGGACGCCAAAGACAACCGACTGTGGGACACCCGCGAGAAGATACAGAAAAAAGGCAAGGACGGATCAACCTACACAGGTGACAACGACTCGCCATGGTTCCGCTACAAGAAGCGCATGCTCAGGATGCGGTGCCGCGGTTGGCTTGCGCGCGACTGCGCCGCCGATGTTCTCAAGGGCATCCCGATCTTCGAGGAAGAAGCTGACATTCAACTTGGTCGCGACGAATACCGCGAAGTCAAATCTACCTCGCATGTTGCCGCTGATCTGCCAGACATCCCCGACCCGCCGGCCGTCGTCGTGTTGTCTGATGCCGAAGCCGCCAAACGTCTCGCGCCAGAAGAACCGCTCGCCAACCCAGCCGCCTTCAAGGCTCGTCTCAAGGATGCGCTCGCGCTCGCAACCGACGATGCATCCGTCATGGAGATTTGGGACTCGGATCGGGACATCGTCGAAAGCAGATTGAGCCGATCCGACCGAAGCGAATGCGAAGGCTACTACGATGACGCCATGGCGCGCGTGCGGCGCCCCGTTGCAGCGGAGTGACCGCCATGCCCCTCACCCCGACCCTCTCCCCGCTGAAGAGTGGGGAGAAGACCAGCACCATCAAGGACCTTACTGACAAGGTCAGGCGCATGGCTTTGGAAGGCCTAGGCTACGAGGATGCTTGGGTCCGGCACAAAGTTCCTTTGGCGTGGCGGGATTGGGTTCGGGACATCGTGATCTACGGGGGGAAGAAGTGAGCAACCGCACGCGCATCGTCTCTGACGAAGAGCTTGAGAAGGCGCTGTCGTGGCTTCGCGACAACGCGAAGGAGATCGGAGACGCCAAAGCCGAATTGGTGCGCGCCTCCCACATGGTCAAAGTAACGAAGGCGTTGAGTATGAGGTTGCACAATGAAAAGCCGATCTCTCACCAGGAAAGAGAAGCGCTGGCTTCTGAGGAATATCGCACGGCTCTTGAGCGAGACGCCGTTGCCGCGGGCGAATACGAAAAGCTCCGCGCGCTACGCGAGGCCGCAGCCCTCAAGATCGAGGCGTGGCGATCGGAGCAGGCCAACTATCGTGCACTAAGGATTTAGGAATGACCATTACCCATTCCCCCTCTCCCCTAGATCGCGCCCGCGAGGCCAGAAAGCTCGCCCGCTGCATTGAGCAAGGCTGGCCCATCTCCAGGATCATGGCCAAGCACAGGGTAACGGCGGCTAGGGTCTATGAGGTGGCGGCGGAATACCAGATGGAGGTCGTCAGACCGGGAGAGGATCGGCAATGACCAACGAAACCGTTGAAATGCCCCACCTCCGCCAAATCCCCCAGGACAAGGTTGAGGACTTGTACACCCGCATCCGCGCCAGCGGCGGCATTCCCTACAACCTGCAATTGGAGCTAGACGCCTTCCGCGAAAGCCGGACCCCATGGGATGGATTGCGGGTCGCCAACGCCCTGCATCATTTCAAGATGGCGCCGGAGATCGTGAAAGAGCTGGACGAAATCGCCAAAGAGGCCGGAATCACGCCAAAGGAGCGGAAGTAGAAATGGACGGCCCGTTTTACAAAGGTGCTCGCGGGTCCATGACGCCTCTTCGACGCGCGAAGATATTCGCGATCCGCAATGGCATATGCGGGGACGCGACGCTGGGCGAAAGGAACTGGGGCTGCGGGCGCAAGCTTAGGCCGCCCGCTGATCATTGGTCCGTCGAGCACCACCCGGCTCTAGAGAACGGTGGCGATGACGTGGACGAGAACTGTTTCATTTGTTGCTCTTGGTGCCGGAAGGACAAGGACGCCGACGATCATGCCGAGGCCGCCAGAAGCCGGCGCACGTTCACCAACCATGTGGTCCCGAAGGAATACCGGCGCTCAAGAGCATGGGGAAGAAGATGACCGCCACCCTCACCATGCTCGGCATCGCCTTATTCGGCAATCTGCTGCCCGGCGTCGTCGGCTTCGCCATTGGGAGGTTTTTCGTGGGGTCGCGAAAAACCCCACACGCCCCAAAGCCAACGGGAGAGGTCTACGTGCCGAAGAATGAGGGAGATGTGCCTTGGCCAACCAACGGAGCGGCTGTGGACACGAACGATAACGACCTGATCCTCGCCCGGATGCGAGGCATCCCGGCTCAAACAATGACGCAGCTGGAGGCGATGATGGACCAAACGAACCCGCAGAAGCTTGAAGCGAATGACAACAAAGGACAATGGGTAACGCGCCGCGCCCCGCACATGGAGCGCTACGTCACCATTGCCCCAGTCGTGATCGAGGATTGTCCGGACGCTCATCATGTCTTCCTGCAAGTCACCAATCAGCGCTTCTGCGTGACGCCACACGGGTGCGAGACGAAGGAGGAAGCCGAGTGGACGCGCGACATGCTGTGCATCGCGCTTGACCAAGTGGTGCGCGACCACGCGAATAAGTAAGGAACTATGGGGTTCACTCGGCTGAGATGCAGAGTTCTGAAGCCACCCGGACATGGGTGGGAGCCCCGCCAATTCGTCCCGCCCAAGGAGAACAGCAATGGGTGAGCAGAGATATCTTCGCGCCCATGAGGCGGCCGAATATCTCGGTGTCGCACCAGCAAAAGTGCGACTGCTGCCGGGACTGCCTCAGTGCCGGATTGGCCAACGAGCCATCCGCTACGACCTGCATGACCTGTGCGACTATCGGCCGAAGCTTCCTCTTCCGTCTGACGCAGACGGCCTCAGGCGGTTGATCTTGAGACTGGTAGGGGAGCATGAGACGCAAGGCTTCGTATACTTCATGCGGTGCCGAGAACTGGTCAAGATCGGATACTCGATCGACCCTCCCAACAGACATAGGCAGCTTCAAGCGTTCATCCCATTCGATCTAGACCTGATTGGATACCTGCCTGGCAGCATTCTAGCCGAGAGGGCGCTACACGCCGTCTTCGCATCTATCAAGGCTGGAGCCATCGATGAGTGGTTCCGCCACTCTCCGGCATTGCTAGAGGCCATAGCAGCGATCGCGAGCCAGGAGGTGCCAAATGGCTGACGCCAAGCTCCTCACGGTCCAGGAATGCCTCGCGCGCTTGCCAATCCGCGTCGGAGAACGTCTATTTAGGAAGATGGCTCGCTCTGTCGGCTGCATCGAGCATCGTCGGCAGCTCGCCCTGTCAGAAGAGGATTTCAACGCCGTCCTGGAGAAGATTAGGCGCCCATGCTCAAGCTCACGTCGCGCGGAAAGAAGGGCATCTTCCAAATCAGCGGTTCGCTCGCCAATGAGCGCGTTAGAGAAAGCACGGGCACTAATTCGCGGCCGCACGCCGAAGCCACCCTCGCCAAACGGCAACAGGAAATCCTCGACCGCTACACCTGGGGAGAGCAGCGCACAGCCACCTTCGCCGAGGCCGTTGTCCTCTATCTAGAAGGGGGCGGCGAAGATCGGTTCATGGGCAAGCTTATAGATCACTTCGGAACGATGCGGCTGTCCGAAATTACGTCCATGATGGTGGCCAAGTTCGCAGCATCGGCCTACCCCAACAGCGGGCTGCAGGGCATCAACAGGCAGGTCTACACGCCGATCATAGCGGTGTTTCGGACCGCTGCCGGCGCCCAGCCCCCGCTATGCGCCATGCCCATGTTCAAGCGCCCCAAGCTACCGAAGCGCAAGGCGGTGACGTTCGCGAGGGATGAGCACATCGTCAAGCTGTTGCCGAGTTGTAGCATCCGGCTCAAGGCAGCGGTCTTGACGATCACGCTGACAGCGGCCCGAGCCTCCGAGGCGTGCCGACTCCGCGACGACGATGTGGACTGGGACGATCACTCAGCGATCCTGCGCGAGACAAAGAACGGAGAACCCAGGCGCGTGAAGCTGCCCCAGACTGTAGTGGACGCCCTCATCCCACTGCGCGGTACTCAGGGGCCGTTGTTCGGCTTCAAAACCCGCCACAGCCTCAACCAGGCCATCGAGAGGGCATCTCGGCGGGCGGGCTTGCCCTATCTGTCCTCACACAAGATCGGCCGCCATGCCTTCTCGGCGCGGCTTCTGCGGCAAGGCAAGTCTGGTAAGGTTGTACAGGAGGCTGGAGGGTGGAAATCAGCCCGACTTTTTGATGAAACCTATAAGCATCTTGAGCGGTCACATGTCGACGAAGTGGTGGCCTCTTCTGACACGGATTTGGCTCGAATGACGAAGAACATTGAAAATGTCGTGGAATTTCCGCAAGATACCAAGCCGAAATCTACCATGTCAAGGTAGTGCTCTACCGCTGAGCTACGCGCCCGCAGCCGCGTGGTTCCTAGGGTTTTTGAGCTTTGCCGTCAAGTAGGCCCTGCATGTACGTACCATGTACCTGACGAGAACATTGACCGTTCTCTGACACATATCTGGCACGAACTGAGTTCCGCGTTGGTTCCAGAGACGGCACCGAACATAGAATGAATCCACCAGCATTCGCCACCAGCACGCTGACCATCTGCAACTCGCCGAGATCGCAGGCTCCTATGCTGTCGCTAGCGGTTCACGGACGATCTGCGCGTCGATCCACTGGCGCACGCGGGCGAACCGCGCCTCAGGCGTCTCGCGCGAATAGTCGTCGTTGACATCGGCGATCTCGCAAGCCATCGCGCGAGCGATCCCGAAGGCGCCTGCCACGCTCTCAGACTCATACGGATCAAGGCGGCTCATATCGAGACCGCGCGCACGCCCGACAGCTCCAAGCATGCAGACATCGCGTCGCGGTCGGAATGGCATGCCGGTGGCCTCGGCTTCTAGGTCATCACGGATCAGCCGCTTTTCGGGTAGCGCATCGAGCGCCGCCAGCGCCTCTCTCAAGAATGCTTGGCCGCGCTTGCCCTTGAGGGCATTCCGCACAGCGCTGCGCCACCTGCCCAGCGCCAGCACGTCGGCGCAGTCGTCGGTGTAGCCTGATCGGCTCATGTGGCCCGCTCCTCACGTTTCGAGTTCTTTTCGCAAATCCTCAAGCGTCGCGCCACCATTCTTGCCGAAGTCGCGCAATGCGGCCACAGCGTCGAGACCCGTCGTTGCGATGCTCTGCATAGTGGCGGGCGCGCTGCTCGGCGTCAGGCCCAGTAAAGATCGCCATCAGGCACGCCCCATCGTCGTCGAACTGCTCAACGTTCCAGCCCGAGACTGCATTCGGCGCGACTTCTGCTTTGGTCAACATGGATGCTCCTATGCTTAGCAGGGTCCATTCGGCAAAGGTCGCCAGTGCGTCACGTGCCACAGGTCTTCGTATTCACCACGGCACGTCCACCACTTGCCATCCTCGTGAGCCGACACTTGGCCGATTACACAGCACTCAGCGTAACGATTGTTACTCAGCGGCGACGCCGCTTCGGGCGCGTGCGGGTACTTGGGATCGGCGCGCGGACGCCACCACATCAGGATAGACTTGTCCAGTGGCGCCGTGTCGATTGGTTGCCAGCCAATACCGTCTCCCACACAAGCCTCCTCCGTTATACGCCCTTGACGGCGTCGATCACCCACTGCGGCGCCTCATGCCATCCGCACTCGTAGCAATTCATGGGAAGGTTCTTCGTCTCGTCCGCCCCTACTGATATGCCCTGCGGCGCATCCGAGCCGCACTCGGGACAGACGCCCCAATGGATCAGTTCGCGGCGCACGATTGCGCTCATGACTGGCCACGCCTTGATGGCGGGCCGAAGATGTGGTGCGAGCATTCTGGTCGTCACGGCCTCGCTCCTCATGTTGCTGTCGGCATCTTCGCGCTATAGGCGCGCGGCACCATTTCCGTCCAGACTGCAAACTCTTGCCCGCAGTTCGAGCATGCGGCAACCTTCACATTTTCATCCGCATCCGAGACAGCGACGCCCTCGACACAATAGGGGCAGCAGAAACAATCGCTGCCGTGATTGGAGTGATCTGGGGAGCCGTCAAACTCAGCCCACTCATCAGTCGTCATTTCGCGCGTCACGTCGATGCTCCTCGGTTATACGGTCTCTGCGCCGCAATACAGTCCACACTCGGCGTCGTACTCAGCAAGCGGCGCCTCGAACAGGTCAGGCGTAGCCGCCGCCTCTTTCATCAGATCAGCGACGCTGTCCCTACGGTCGAACGTGCCGCCGATCTTGGTTTCCTGGTCGAGCCACCACTTGCCGCACTGCGGGCGACGGCGCAGGCGTTGAACACGGACGCCGCGACCCGTGGCGAAGCACACATCGCAGTTGCCGTCCCATCCTTCGAGTCCGAGATCGAACGGCTGCGCTGCCCAGAACTCCAGAACGGCAGGCTTCGCGATCTTCGCCCTCGCCAGCGGCGCCGTCCTGTGCCGGCCGCTGCGCGCGTCACCCTCGACCATGTCGCCGATGCGCTCGGGCTCGTCGTCGCGCAAGCCAACCGCCTCGACGTACTGCCCAGGCTCCAGTCCGGTCATCTCGCGCATGTAGTCGTGCATCGGTTTGATCTTCAGGAACGACGTGCACCAGCGCTCTTGCCAGTTCGGCAATCGCCGCTTCTTTGTGATCAGCGCGTCGAAGGGCTCGCCGGCACGACTGGCACTGTTGAACCCGACGCGCTCGTGGCACGGCTTGGTATCTCGCCACTCCAGCCACGCAATGGGGATGCCCCAGCGTGAGCCGCACTCATGCACGAAGCGCAGCGTCTCCTCCAGCTCCTTGCCGGTGTTGGCGAAGCAAACATGCAGGTTTTCCGGCATTTTCCCGCCGTGCGCGCGCATGATCTCGTGCAGCATGAAGGCCGAGCTGCGCCCGCCGCTGAAGCTGACCAGCGCTGGCCCTTCAATGCTGAAGGCGGGATGCGTCACGTCGGCTGCTTTCTTATCCATGCCGTTCCGCAAATCGGCTGCGGTTCGGCGGTTGAAGTTCGCGGTTCAGTGACGGTGGTTTCGTCGTCTCTTGCGAGACGGCCAGAGCCTCCATCTCCCCGCGCGTATCCGACCGATCATCGGCCGGAGGTTCGGGGCTAGCCGCCCCTACCAATTCCAGATTGAGCGCCGCGTTCGCATCTCGATCATGGACCGCGCCACATTCTGGGCATGTCCACTCACGGCGATGCAGCGGCAGATCAGCAAGCACGTGACGGCAAGCCGAGCACGTCTTGGAGGACGGGTGAAACCGATCCGCGATAACGACACGCCCGCCGCGCATCGCCACCTTGTACTCGAATTGGCGCCGCGCTTCCGCGAACGCCGCATCTAGTACCGATCCAGCAAGACGGTGGTTCTTCGCCATGCCGGATACGTTCAAGTCTTCGAGAACGATAGTCGAGAAGGTTGCCGAGATCAGCGAGGTCGCCTTGTGGATCGCATCCTTGCGGATTGAGGCGACCCGATAATGCAGCTTGCGCAGCGCGTCACGACGGCGCCACTGCCGGCCGCTGGTCTTGGCGTTCGCCTTGCGGCGCATGAGTTCCTGGCGACTGATCCGACGCGCGAGCTTGCGCTGTCGCTTCATCCATGCGCGGCGTGCGCTGGGGTTGGCGATCTTGGTGCGCCCATCGAGCAGGGGATGGGAGAGCGTCATCAGGGCCGATATACCGAGATCGACGCCGACGATGGCAGCCGGCGCAGGGGCGCGGGTGGAGTCGTCTACCTCAACCTGCACAGACACATGCCAGCGGGCGCCCTGGAGCGAGACGGCAGCGCCCATGATCTTGCCAGCGAAGCGCAGCTCCTCGTGCATCTTGACCCAACCGAGCTTGGGAATGCGGATGCGGTCGCCGTCGAGCTGGAATTGGTCGTTCCACAGCGAAAAGCCGTTGTTTTTGGCCTTTTTCTTGAACTGCGGGTAGCGCGCCCGGCGCTGGCCCTTGGGCTTCTTGAGATCGCGGAAGAAGTTGGCGAAGGCCCGACCGAGGTCAAGCACCGGCTGCGCCGAACAGCACTTCGTCACCTCGTAGGTCCACGGCAGGTTTGCCTTGCGGTGCGCGTTCCATGCCGCCTTCACCTTCATGGCGCTGGGCTTCTCGCCAGCCTCGTGCATCCTGTTCCATTCGGCCAACGCCCAGTTATACGCGAACCGCGCCGTCCCGCACGCGCGGCGGAAGTAGGCTTCCTGTGCCTCGGTCGGATCAAGGGCTATGGCGTGGCCAAGGATCACAGCTTCTTACTCCGGCGTCGCTTGGCGCGGTTGACGTAGTTGTTCACCGACGCGGTCGATATGCCGTACTTGACCGCGAGTTTGGCGATCTTTTCGCCAGCCTTCCGGTCGGATACCAGACGTGCCGCACGGGCCGCTGACAGCTTCGGTTTGGCACCGTAGCGCATACCGCGCGCCTGAATGGCCTTGATGCCGGCCGCCGTGCGCTGCGCCGTCATCTGCGCTTCGAGCTGCGCGACTAGGCCGAGAATGCCGAGCACGAACTGCCCCATGGCCGTCGTGAAATCGAAGTTCTCCTGCAGGCTTTTGAACTGTGCGCCGGCTGCATTGATGCGGTCCAGCAGAGTGTAGAGACCACGCGCATTGCGCACGAGGCGGTCGAGCTTCCACACCACCAGCGTATCGCCGGGGCGCAAGTCGAGCAGCGCCAGCTCCAACTGTGGGCGCTTGCCCCGCGTGGCCGACCGCTTTTCCTCGTAGACGTTCCAGCATCCGGCTGCCTTCAATGCGTCGAGCTGCAAGCGCAGCTCCTGGTCCTCGGTCGAAACGCGCGCGTAGCCGATGAGCCTACCCGTCGTTTTCTTCTGCACATCGGCCCCAAGTTTTCACCAACCTGGGATCGACCCTAATCGGCCAAGACTGATTTGTCAACAATGTCGTATGGATTGTTGTTGACTTTCCACAGCGATGCGCCTATGTCTGGCGGTGAAACCGAGGACGGGGGAGGCGGTGGGCAACTCGGTGCCTGCATGCCGTCTCCCGCACCAGAAGGAAGGCCCGCTATGGACATCGCGTCCGACAACCCGAATCCGAAGATGGTCAGTCCGTACTGCAAGAAGTGCGGCTGGCGCCAGGGCGGCCCTGACTCATGGAACGGCGCAGAGTGCAAGTGCCGGCAGAACGCGGCGCCCATCCGTCCGGCGGGACCGCGCGAGTGTGACTGCTGCGGCGAGATGAAGTCGGACACGCGGTTCGTGTACGTGCCAATGGCGGGCGACACGGTGATCTGTGACGAGTGCTCCCGATGACTGATGGGCTTTCCGATCGGTTGCGCAACGTTGGCTGCGACCGTGAGCCGTTCACGTCTGAGCATGCAAATTGTGTGTGCCGGTTGGCGAATGATGCGGCCGACGAAATCGAGCGCTTGCGTGGTCTGTTCCACTCAATCCTGATGTTGAACGTAGAAAATCCGTATAGCGCACAATGCAACGAAATGGCGAACGCGCTCGCGCGCTCCGCCCTTAGTAAATGAAGGCCAGATGACTGACGAGCCGATGTACAAGCAGATTGCAAGCGATCTCCGTCACGTTAACTCCGTGACGGGCAGGAGCGCAGGTCGTCGCCGCGCTTGGCACGATACTCTGCGTTCGGCAACCGAAGTCAAGACCCGTTATGGGGTCGAGCTTCGTCATTGTCCGTTCTGCACCAGCCCGAACATTGCGCTCTATCTGAGCGGCGACCCGCACGTCACTTGTCTTGACTGCTGTGCGGACGGTCCGTTTCGAGAGGGTTCGCGGCACGACCGCGAAGAACGGAATCACCAAGCGTGTCTCGATTGGAACGGACACGCGTAAGAAAGGCCCGACATGCTCAGGGTGGGACAGAAAATCGTATGCATCGACGGCGCGCCAGTGCGGAACGACTGCGCGGAGGTGATGCCGCTCCGCTTGGTTGAGGGCCAGATTTACACGGTCCGCGAATTACACACCGAGCCGCATATTCATGGCTACGGAGTGCGCCTTGTTGAGCTGCCCAATCCGTCAATCGTCTGGAGCGACGGGACCGAGAAGGAATGGTCCTACCGGTCAGAGCGCTTTCGGCCAATCGTCGAGGGCGAAACCGAAGCGGGCATGCGCGACCGCGCTCCCGTCAATAGTTGAGGCCCGCATGGCGAGCTATTGGTTCAAGTCCCGGCAGATCAACGTCAACTGCTCGCGCTTCTACGACAGCGAGGCGCGGATGCGGGCGGCGGCGATCAAAATGCTGCGCAAGAGAGCGCGTGATGCGAACGCCGAATTGTACGTGTACAGCAAGTGGGGTCCATACAGCGGCCCCGACGAGGATAGCTGTCTAGGATATGCCGCTTTCGCCCACGACGCCGAGACGGTGAAGTGGATACCCGCAGCAACGTATAAGTGAGCCCCATCTATCGTGACCGACCACCCGTGGATCGTCTGTGGCTTCTATACACCCGACTACCGTCGCTGGTGGGATAGGCTGCGCCCGACCCTGGAGCAGCACGGCGCCCCACATGATTTCGTGGAGGCCGAGAAGCGCTCCGGCGGCTGGGAGATCAACACTATGGAGAAACCACGCCAGGTGCTCGCAGCCATGGAGCGCAACCCCGACAAGGCCATCATCTTCCTGGATGTCGATTGCGAAGTGCGAGGCTCTCTCGAGCCGCTCTCGCGTATCCGCGGCGACGTGTCGTTTCACATCCGCACCAAGCGGAAGAAGACCCACGCCAAGTGGGGCGGCATCCGCTCCGGCACGCTAGTGATCCGTCCCACACCAGAAGCTCGCAAGTTCGCTGCCCTCTGGGCCTCCCAGGCCTCGCTGTACGGCGACGTCGATCAGAACACGCTGATGTTCGCCGTCTGCGACGCGACCGATTGCACGTTCCAGCCCCTGCCCGTGATCTACTGCGCTACGCGCAGGGACAAGCTCAACTCGCCAGTCATCTTCCACGACAGTGCAAGCGCGGGCATTGAGAAGATTGGCCAGCTTGGCAAGCACCTGCAGCGCATGGGGGCGCCGCTCTGGATCGTCAAAGCGATGCCTGGAGATCGCACCTATGAATAGGGTCTGGTCTTGGGTACGCCGAGAGTTCCGCAAGCGGCCAAAGCTGCGCGATCCTGATGTAGTGCTGCGCAGAGCCGCGCGACTAGCTAGCCTGCACCATCAGCGTAGCCACCAGCGTCAGCAGCGCCATGACGGTAAGCGACCAGCCGAAGGCGGCAGATAGCGTCACGCCTTGTCGCCTTTCTTCACGCAGCGGCGATCGATGGTGCCGTTCCACACTTCCGCTTCGCGGATTGTCTCGACGGAGTCGTTGACGCTCCACGTCCGCTTCTTCTGCAGGCAGAACGTATCGATCGCGACTTGCGCCTCCGGCTTCGGCATCAGCGAACATCCGCCCAGCGCCAGACACACGGTGCATACCCGTAGGAAGGTCATTTCATCAGCCCCCGCTCTCGGCAGCTCGCACGCTTCTTGCACAGCTCGTTGACAGCCGACCGATCGGCAGGCAGCGGCGTTGCCTCTTCGGCTTCGCGCTCTGCCGTGGCCGTCTCCGTGGCTGCCGCCACCGTCGACGCCGCCGCCGCGCCGCGGCCGGCTTCAAGGCCTTGGTCATAGGCAGCCCGCCATTTGCGCAGCTCCTGCACCTTCATCACGCCATAGGTAGCCGGGCCGCTCAGCAGCCCGATCACCAGCAACCAGATCATCGGTGATCCCGGCATCTCAGGCACTCCCCAGCGCTGCGACTTGGGCAGAGAGGGGAACGCCAGCTTTTGCCTTGGCCACGCGCGCAGCCTTGAGCTGATGGCCGAGAAGGACGAGGATGGCGCCGACGATGAGCGTTCCGGCAAGCCACGGATGGCTTGAAACGAGTCCAGCAATCGCATTGGCTCCCCCCAGGATTTCCTGCCACCACGACAGGCCTTCTTTCAGGTCCGCGAACTGCGGCACCTCGACCTTGCCGAACAGCGAGTTGAACGCGGCGATGATCGACGGGACCACCGTCACCATCCACCCCGCGTTCTGCACCTTGTCGGCCTTGGCGATCTCGGTGGAGCCGGCCTTGCGCAGTGCTGGCACGCTGGCCTCGACCGGCCAACGGAAGCCGAGCGCGGATGAGATCGCAGCCTCGCCGTAGCCGACCGCGTCCGACTGGTTGCCGGCGATGTAGCGGACCCTGGAGCCATGCACCCCCACCACACAGCCGACGTGCCCCTGCCAGGTCGAGCTCCCACGCGGAAACACCACGATGGCGCCGCGCTTGGGCTCACAAGGAACGCCCCAGGTGAGATAGGAGCGCGCCAGCAGGTTGACGTTGACGGGCGGAATCGGCAGATGGGAGCGCTTCAGCGCGGACCCAACTCGAGCCGCGCACCAGGCGATCTCATCCGACTTGCATTCCGGGTGCCCGACATCGGCGAAGTACGAGAGAACCTTTTCGCTCGCCTTGGGCCCGGCGATTTCATGCACGCCGACATCGGCGAGCATGTCATCGAGCCAAGGTGTTTCACTCATCCAGGTTTTGCCTCCTTTTAGGCCAGCCCATATACGGCGTAGTCGCCGGACGCGATGTTGCCGCTCTCAAAGAGGAACCGGACCGCATCGGTGTCTTGCGCTGTCGTTCGCGCGCAGCCGCTTCCTCCTCGGCGCGCCACCTCATGACTTTGCCAGCCCGTACAGTGACACTCGGCCCGAGGCGATGTTGCCGGAGTCGAACTTCACCCGAATGCCAGTGACCGCGCCGGCCGTGTTATAGAAGCCACCGCCGAAAGCGCTTTCGCCGGCCGCATCCGCTCTTCGATGTGCGCTTTGCACCTCGACCATCATAAGGTTGGTGGTGCCTTCTGGGTTGCTGAAGCGCGCAACACCAGAGATGTTCTCCCCCGACGCGTTGCCAACCCCGCCGGCATCGCTGGCGCGATTTACCAGGATGGCCGCCGTACTGCTGCCGGCTGCAGTGCTGGCGGCGCTTGTGACAGCGAAGATTCCAGCCAAGTAGCCCGTCGTCTGATAGGAGCCGCCAACCTTGACCTGAAGCTGCAATTGCACTTGGTCGGTGTCAGGCACGAGGCTGGAGAAGCGCAGCTCGAAGGCGTCGTAGGTGTCGTTGAGCCCGGTCTCGAAATCGAGCTGGGCCGATGCGCTTGCCGCCTGGGTTTGGATGAGCACAAGTGCGCCGGCCGGGGGCACCGCATACGTGGCGTCCGCCTTTAAGAACTTGCCCGCTGCGGCATCTCCAGCCCCCGGCGCAGGAGCCAACCCCTTGGTGCCGCCCGCACCGGCGTCGCCGACAACGACATCGAGGATGGCCGTCGCTTGGGCTGCCGTCAGGTCTGTCGGATCGCCCGTGCCTGCTCCAGCCGCTCGCCCTTTGATGGTCGACTGCGCCATGTCGGCCAGCTTGGCATTGGTGATCGAATTGTCGGCTGGCGTGACGTTGGCGTTGGCCTTCGCCTCGTGGTTGGTGCCGAAGTCCCACGTCACCGTGGCGCTGTCGACCAGCCGCCGCCACGACGAGTTGTTGCGGTTCCAGACGTTGCCTTCAACTGGAGCGGCCATTGGTCAGTCTCCTATCCAATGGTTGCCGCAAAAAGAGTGACGGCAGTGATGTACTCGATGACGATCAGCCCTTGCGTGCCGGCGCCGCCCGATCCGCCACCGCCACCCGCGCCGCCGTAAAGACCGCCCGCGCCACCGGCGCCACGCGTGCCGGCAGACGAGCCGCCACCGCCACCGGCGCCACCGCCGGGACCAGCGGTGGCATTGTCCGAGGTCTGCTTCCAGGTCTTGGCACCCGCGCCACCGACGCCACCTGCCGTGCTATCGCCAAAACCCCCGCCGCCACCGGAGCCGTTCGATCCAGCACCACCCGAGGCGACGCCGCCGGCCGTTCCCGAGAGCCCGCCGACGCCGCCGCTGCCGCTGCTGCCAGCCGTACCACCCTGTGAGCCGCCACCGCCGCCACCGGCCGGATTAGCGCCGCCTGCGGCACCGTTCTTGCCGGCGCCATAGGGTCCAGCCGCACCACCGCCGCCAGCGCCTGGGTTCTGGAAATTGGCACCACCGTTGCCGCCCGACAGCTTGACATCACCGATCCCGGATGCCGACGCACCGCCAGTGCCACCGTTGCCGATGCCGCCGCCCTTGGCGCCGCACGAGGACGCCGCCAGCGACGCGCCGTTGAACCAGGTGTCGCCGCCTGCCACGCCGGCAGAGCCTGCGGCGCCGATGGCGTAGCTGACGGGGCTCGTTGGGTTGACGTTGCTCTTCAGCGAGTAGGCGCCGCCGCCACCACCGCCAAGACCATCAACCGTATTGTCATTCCGCCCCGCCCCGCCGCCGATGCAGTGAATGAGATTGGCCGAAGCATTCCAGTCAGCCGGCAGCGCGTAGCTGCTGCCCGAGGTCAGAAAGACCGTGATGGCGTCGACAACCGTGGTCCAGGTTAGGATGATGACGCCTCTGGCTCCGGCGGCGCCGACACCACCGACGCCACCACTACCTCCGCCACCGCCACCGGCGGCGTCGCCGGAGCCGCCGGTGCTACCCAGATTGACGTCAGAGCCGCCGCCTCCTCCACCTCCGGAGCCAGGCCCTGCGGTGCTGCCTGAGATAGTATCGGTCCACACCGTCTCGCTAGACCCGTTTCCGCCGGGGTCTCCGGCTCCACCGCTGGAGCCATTGCCGCCGGCGCCGCCGCCACCGGACGAGCCATTGGCGCCGCTGGTAGCACCGCCGCCCGCTCCCAGCCGATTGTTGCCGCCAGCTCCGAATGTGGTGGTGACCGCGTTGGCGCCGTTCGATCCGTTGTCCGCACCTCCACCCCCGCCACCTGCGCCGCCGCTGGCGTCGGTGGAGCCGTTGCCGCCGGTCTTGCCGGCCCCATGTGGACCGGCAGCCGAGCCGCCGCCACCGCCGCCGCCGGTCGAAACGGCGTTGCCGGAGTTGCCGCCGGCCCCGCCCGAGGTCGTGACAGTGCCCACGCCGGAAGCCGCCGCGCCACCGGCGCCGCCCGTGACGGTCGAGGCACCGGCGCCGCCCTTGGCAAGACAGCCGTCAGCGACTGAGCTCGGCGCCGCGTTGGTGGTCTTGTTGACCCAGGTATCGCCGCCCGCCGTGCCGAGTGCGCCGCCAGCGGGGACGTTGATGAACACGACCGCGCCCGGCGTGAGCGCAAGATTGGAGAGCGAGCTGTAGGCGCCACCACCACCGCCACCACCGCCACTGTTGTTGGTCTGACCGCCACCGCCGGCGCCGATGACCTCAATGGTGTTGTTGGCCGAGTTCCAATCCAGCGGCACGATGAATTGCGTGCCGGCGGCGATGATCCGAACTTTGGTTGATGACGACATCAGGGATATCGCCTCACCTTGAGGATGATCGCCAGGCGCGTGATGGTGCTGATGCTGTCGAGGTTGAAGCGCAAGATGTCGCCAGCCGCGAGCGCTGTCGTCCAGCCCGTGAGCGTGGTGTCAGTGTACTTCGTGGCGCTCGACAGCGTCGGCTTGGCGCTCGCCGTGATGGTGTCAGCCACCGTTGGTGGATAATTGGCGTAGGTGTCTTTCCAGATGTCGACCACGATGGAGCCGGATTGATCCGCCAGCAGAGCAACGCCAGTGATGGTGCAAGCGAACGGCACTTGCATATCGGCGATGATGCCGGTCGGCAGGACGCTGCCGCCGACCGACCAGATCAGGGGGATTTCCGTGGTGCCGTCATCCTGCGACCACGTGTTGTCGGCGATACGTCGCGTCAGTCCGGTGCTCGCCAGGGCTTCCAAGGCGGCGACATCGTTGGTGCCTGTGAAGGGGCCGTTTTGCACAAAGGCTCCGGCAACATCGGAGGCGCCCAGCAGTGCCAGCTCGCCGTCCGCGTCCATGGTTGCGCGATCTTGTCCGCCGCCAACCCAAGCCATGCCGTCGATGCCCGTGCGTCGAAAGCCCGTATTCGTATCGTTGGCGAAGCCGATGCCGGGCAGCAGCTGACTGCCGTCGGCAGCCTTGAGCTGTCCGGTCATGCCGGCCTGGCCATCGATCGGCAGCGTGTTGGTGATCTCGTCGCCCATGTCGGTGAAGTCCTGGTTCACCTTGGACGATGACCTGAGCGCCCCGACCAGGATCGGGTTCAGCACGGCGAACACCCCGGCACCGTTGCGTGGAATGTCAGCCTCCCATTGCTCTTCTGGCAGCCGCGCGACGCCGCATCTTGGCGGCATGGCATGCGCGGCAGTTCCTCCAGCCATCCGGGGTTATTCTGGTGTTGGCCTCTGTGAACTCGTGTCCACGGCTGCAGTGTGTGCGAGCGCGCATACTGCTCCAGCTGGCGTAGAGCGGCTTGTCTGGATCGTTTCTCGGCATCACGTGTACCGCTTGATGGTCAGGAAAATGCCGAGCCGCGTGATGGTGGCGACGCTGTCGAGATTGAAGCGCAGGATGTCTCCAGCCGCAACTGAGGTAGTCCAACCCGTCAGCGTGCTATCCGTGCTCTTGGTGGCAGCACTGATGGTTGGCTTCGCGGCGGCGGTGATGGTATCGGCGACAGTCGGCGGAAAGTTCGCGTAGCTGTCTTTCCAGATATCGACCACCGCAGAACCTGACTGATCGGCCAGCATCGTGACTGCGGTAATGGTGGCGGCGTGATGCACCTCGATGTCGCCGATGATGCCAGCCGCCAGCGCGACGCCGTTGCTGCTCTTGATCAAGCACAGGTTGGTGGTGCCGTTATCGAGCGCCCAGGTGTTGATGCCCGTGCGTCGCAACGCCCCGACGCCCGTCAGGGCTTCGATGGCAGCCAAGTCGGGGACGCCCGCACCGGATAGCGCGCCTTGCAAGTTGAGAGCGCCTGCTACGTCCATGGCACCGAGCTGCCAGGCCTTGCCGGCGCTGTCGACAAAGAAGCGATCGACGCCACCCGCCACCCAGCGCATCTCGTCGGCACTAGCGCGCCGGAATCCCGTATTGGTGTCGTTGCCGAAGGCGATGCCCGGCGCCCCGGCGCTGCCGTCGATCACCTTCATCTGCCCCGACATCGACGACTGGCCATCACGCGCCAGCGAGCCCGTGATCTCCGTGCCGCAATCAGAAAAATTCGCATTAACTGCAGTAGCCGACATTACCGTGTTCGGCGTGAACGAATTCAAAATCGCCATTTGGCCTGAGCCGTTACGGGACATTTCGCTCTCCCTTGATGTTCGATCCGTCTCGTGGTACGCATAACGGATCAAACCGACGGAGGGCACAATGCCTCACAAGATCAGACCGCCTTTGTTCGTGACTTGGCAGCAAATGCGATACCGCTGTGAAAGCCCGAGCCACCCAAGTTATGAGTGGTACGGAGCGCGCGGCATCCGCGTCTGCGAGCGGTGGCAGACATTCAAGAACTTCGAGGCCGACATGTCGCCGCGACCGCTTGGCATGACGCTCGACCGTCGCGATGCCAACGGCCACTACGAGCCGGGTAACTGCCGGTGGGCCACCCACAGCGATCAGAACAAGAACCAGCGCCGCACTAGGCGCGTCACCGTCGAGGGACGGGAATACGTGGCCTTCGACCTTGCGGAGCAATCTGGTCTGGTCACAGGAACGATTATCAATCGTGCGCGCCTTGGTCTGTCCCTTGCGGAGGTGCTTGCCCCAACGCACAGGAAGGGCGGTCGGCCGAAGACCCTGCCACCAACCGAGATGCAACTGCGGGGATGGAAGCGTGGTGGGGAAATGCGCATCAGCGCGCGCACACATTGCTCCAACGGGCATGCACTCACCCCTGATAACGTCGTCAAGAGATACAACCGAAGGTGCAAGGAATGCCTCACGTGCGCGAGAGAGGATGCCCGCGTTCGACGTGATGGGCTCCGCGCAGAAGGCAAGCCCGTCCACACCTACGACCTCGACCGCGAAGAGCTTGCGAAGCGCAGAAGCGGCGAGTTCTCCGAGCGCCAGAAGCGCCGCACGCATTGCAAGTACGGCCACGAGTACACGGTCGCCAACACCTACGTGTCGCCGGATGGCACTCGGTGCTGTCGCACGTGCCAGAACGCCAAGATGCGGCGTTTGAATGCCGCCAAACGTGAGCGCGAGGCCTAGCATCTCAGTACCCGGGTGGTCCGCCTGAAGGCATGCCAGTACCGCCCGGCATCGCTGGCCGCCCCCGCGCGCGACCCGCCATCGCCCGCATGAGTGCGAGACGCTGATCGGTCGACTGCGGCCCAAAGAAGCTACCCGTTGCCTGCGGTACGGCGCTGCCAGGCTGCGGCTGACTGCCTCCGCCACCGGGAGCGCCTCCAGATGCCCAAGACCCCGTTAGCCCAGGCCCAGCTGCCCCAGACATGGGGCTGGTCGGCGGTCGCATCGGCGGGGGCTGCTTGCTGCCGCCCTTGCCGCCACCCATCAGTTGCCCGGCGATGCCGTTGCGAAAGATTTCGGGTATCTCGAATGCCATGGCTGCTAATCCTTCCCTATTTGCTTGTCCGACTGCATCATCGCGTCCAACAGGCGCTGGCGCCCAGTGAGCGCTCCGATGTTCTCCCGTTCCTCGAGCGGCACCAGCGGACGGGAGAAGGCGGGCAATCGACCGACCCTTTGCAGACGGTCTTTCTCCAGGATCAGCCGTAGTTCCTCGGAGGCGAATTGTTTGGCCAGTGGATCGTAGGGCGGCACTGGAGATTTGGTGATGGGGGGAAGCTTCATTGCCCGCTTCCTCTCATCGCGTCCTGCAGGCGTCGGCGCGGCGTTCTTTCGGCCTGCTGCCCTTCGTATGGCAGCGTTGCCGGGGCCAGCGCGCCTGCTGGCGCCAGTTGCGGATAGCGAGGCTGCTGCGCATCGCGCATGCGCGCATTCGCCCGACGCATGCGCTCCAGGTGCTCGGCCACCGCCGGAACATTGCGCATCGGCGTCGTGGCGATCCCGGCCAGCTCGCGGTTGCGGCCCTCTTTCAGCTTGTTGGCAACCCAGCGCACCGCGGCGTTGCGGAAGTTGCTGACGCTGGCCTGGTCGATGGCCGCCAGCAGATCAATGTCTCCGGTTGCCATGGCTTCCAGCTGCTGGCGCGGCTGGGTCGGCGAGCCGCCCATCATGCGGTAGCTCTTGGTCGCGACCTGGTTGTCGCGGATGAGCCGCGACAGCTCCACCGAAGCCTCGTTGCCGAACAGATCGCGCACCGCCGCCCGCATGGCCGGCTTATCGAACAGCTTGGCCAGGTCATGCGTGCCGCCGGCGTTGTCGACCTTGTCGACCAGGCGCTGCGCGAACTCGATGCGCACGAGGTCTTGCATCTCCGGTGCCAGCTGCCTGAATTCGATCAGGTCTGCCCGGTAGCGTGGCCCGGCGCGCTCTGCGAACGCCTCGCCGAGCTCCCGCGCACGCTCACCGATGCGCATGTCGGCCCATCGCCTGTTGGCCCGCGCCCACGACGGCGAGGCCCGCTCCATGATGCGGGTCATGTCGCTATAGAGCGGCTGCAGCGTATTGACGATGTCGCTCCGGCCCGACCGCTCGGCACCGCTGATCATGCCGCGGATGCCGCCGCGCATGTCCTGGGCCATCTGCAGCGACGGCATGACGACGCGCTGCCCGGTGGGAAGCTCGATGAACAGACCGTCGATGGCGCGCCGCAGGGCGTCCGCCTGCTCTCCGGACCGGCCCGCCATGCGGTTCAGGTGCCGGTCCACCATGCGCTGCAGCAGTCCGTGCAGCACACCATAGTTGACGTTTGCCGCGCGCCCCGGACCACCATAGGTCGCAGCATATTCGGCCTGTGCCGCCCGCGTCATGCGCTGCACGAGCGCATCGGCGTCCTGCATGGTGCCCGGCGCGAACGGCTGTGCCGAGAAGCGCTGCCGCAGCTGCTCTCTCAGCGCCTCCATGCGGCCGGCGACGGCGTTGCGCACGGTGGCCGCGCTGTCACCCGTGAAGGCATTGGCAATGCGCTCCAGCTCGCGCTGCGTGCGCGCCTCCTCGACGCGGCCCGTCTGCGCCTCCAGCTCGCGGATGCCCGCCGGCCCGCGCTGCGCTGGCCGGGTGCCACGCGTCTCGGTGATGGCCCGCGCCACTGCCGGCTGCTCGGCGAACAGTAGCTCGCTTCCCTCCTGTGAGCGCAGAAGCTCGCGCACCCTGCCGGTAGCCGTCGCCCTGGTGATGCCCTGCTCGCCCATGAGCCGGTCGATGGTGGCTGTCGCGGCCGCGCCCGCGCGCCCCTCGTTGCGCACCATCTCCTGACCCAGGATATCGAGGGCTTGGCGATTGGCGCCGCCGGCAACGCTCTCTGCGACCTCCTCCAGCGTCGGTCCCGCCCCGGTGCCGGGCTCGGCTGCCAGGCGCTGCGCCATCTGCGCATGCGGCGCGCGGCCGGCGGCCGCCTCATTGGCAGCGCGCGTCAGCCGGCGGGCGGCGCCGGCCAATGCCAGCGGCGTCACTGCCCCCACAATCCCGGCCACGGCTTGTCCCGGCGGGCCGAAGCCAGCCTCCTCTGCGCCTTGCTGTGCCACCCCGGCGCCAGTGGATGCGACCACATCGGCCACCGCGGCCGCGCCAGGCCTCGCCGCGATAGGAGCGGCTACTGCCTGCCCTATCGCCCTGGGAAGGGTTGTGGGGGCCATGGCGGCCAGCCTGGGGGCCGCACCAGTGAGGGCCGCTCCTGGGATGGCGCTGGCCCCCACCGCCTCTCCGGCTGCCCGTGCATACCGTCCAGCGACGCTCGCCGGTTCCGGCTGTTTCAGAAACGGCTTGTACAGCTCCATCTCCTCGACCGCCGGCAGCGTCGCTTCATCCGGCAGCACGATGGACTTGTAGCCTTGGGCATGCATGCGTGCCGCCGCCTCATCGGATGCGGCCTTGAGCAAGCGGTACGGAGCCGTCGCTGTGCCGACAATGCTTTTGGATAAGCCCCTGATGGCTTGGTCACCGACATCGGCAAGCGTCTCGGCTGTCGTCAGCGGCTTGGGATACCTCTTAGCCAAGGCAGCCTTCATCACATCAGGCGGAGTGCCATCCGGGAACTCGGCAATGCTGCCATCAGGGGCGTCGATTTCGATCGGCATCACTCGATCTCGCCTGTCTCGACATTGATGAGGTTGCCTGTGACGGCGTCATAGCGCAGTCGCCTCGTTGCTTTAGCCCCATCGCGCTTCGGCACCTGCTCGCATGCGACAAATGTCCGCTTGCGCTCGGCACGTAGGTCTCTTTCGAGAAGGACGACAGCCGACAGCAGCACCGCACCCAGCACGAGCACTCCCCAGACTTCCCATCTCGATAGGGTCATTCCAGCTCTCCGGTTTCGGGATTGTATTTGACGCGTTTTGGCGCCGGCGCTCCAGGCTGCTTTGCGCCCGGCGGCTGCGACCCTTCTGCAGGTCTACGCCCGCGGGTAGACAGCTCCTGAGCATTGCTCATGAAGCTCTGCAGCGCATCCATTTTCTGCGTAGCGCTTTGGATGTTGTCCCTTGCGGTAGGCATGAACATGGCCTCATAGCGCTGCACCTCGCTTTCGGGAGCTGCTGCGCCCGTCATCACGCGCAACGTGGCCTCGATGGCTATCCTGACGGAGCGCTGCGCGCGTCCGATCTCGCCCGTGATGAAGGCTGGGTCATGCTCGCCGCTGAATTGGCTCTGCAGCAACTCCTTCGGCCCCCAGCTTTTCAGGAACACCTTGCGCGCCTCTTCGACGCCCGGCATGGCCGTTTGCATCATGGCCAGGCGGCCGGCCGCCTCGCTTGAAATATGCTCTCCTGGCCCGCCCGGAATCGCCTCGAGCTGTGTGTGGTCCTGGTTCCACCGGAAGCCGGGTGGCGCTTTGCCGCCGCTAGCGCCCGTGATCGGCTCCGCTTGCCCCGTGCGCGGATCAAAGCGGAAGGCGTTGTCTCCCGCGCTCTTGAACTCGTAATTGGGAATCGCGGCCTTGCGCGCCTCCTGCAACATCTGCAACCCGAGCGCCTGTGTGGCTGGGTTGGCCAGCAGCGTTCTGATCTGCGCCGCTGTCTCGGGCGGCAGCGGCCGCGGCGAGATGGCGGCGGGCCTTCCCGTGGCGCTAGGCGCTGGCTGGCCCGCAGCCGCTGCGGCCGCGGGCGACCCACCGAGCGCGGCCGGCATGGCCTCTGCCGGTGCCTCGGTCGTGCCGGCCGCCGTCACGGTGCCAAAGGGCGTCTCCACATCCGGAGCTCCGCCGGTATCAAGCAGCCACGGCGATAGCTCCTTGCGCCGCGAAGCAAGGCCGGGCAGCGGCTTGCCGCCAGCGTTGATGTACTTCTCGAACAGTTGCCGGGCGACCGGCCAGTTGCCGGATTTGACCGCCGCGCCAAGGCCCTCGCTCATCCACTTGGTGCCGGAGTTGTAGGTCAGGTCGGTGAGCGCATCCTCCTGCTTGGGCGACAGCTTGACGCCGAAGCCCTGCACCAGCTGGCGCGCCTTACTCAGCTCGACGCCAAGGCGCTTCTCGGCCTCCTCTGGCGAGATGGAAGTCTCGCCAGGCTGCGCCCTGGTGCCATAGCCGATGCTGGTCTGTTTGAAATCTCCATAGGCGCTCGGATTGAAGCCTTCCTTCTGCTTCAGCCACGCCGTGAAATCGCTGGGCCCGGCGGCCGCCGTAGCCGTCGGCGCCGCACTGGCTGGCGCGGCGGCCTTGTCATCGCCCAGCAGACCGAGCAGCGTCTGCGTGGTCTTCGCCTTTTCCGCCTTCTCCGCGCGCTCCGCTGCGCCGAGCTCGTAGCCGCCAATCCCGGCGTTGGCCATGCGGGCGAGGCCCTGCCACGGGCTCTGGATTGGACTGATGTCCATGCCCGTCTGCAGCATGGCCTCGGCCAACCGCCGGCGCTGCTTCAAGGACTCCGGCGTGAAAGAGCCGCTGTCGCCGCTGTCGACCCCGAGCATGTCACCGAAAGCCATGACCATCTCCTATGCCTCAGCCAGCGCGCCGTAGTCGACCATGCGCGTGCCGTAGCCGGGCATGATCATGACGGCGTCCGGACGCACGCGCGCCACCTCGTCGGCCATGTAGCCGAGCTGCCATGGAGCCGGCCCCTTGAGCTTGTCGACGATGTACCTGAACAGATAGACGCCCCAGCCGCGCGGATCGTCGGCGATCTTGCGGATATCCGTCTTCACGCGGCGGTCTGAGAATGGCAGCATGCCGATAGCTGCGGAGGCACCTGGGAAACCAGCCTTGGCCCAACCGCCCAATGCCGCCGAGCCGAGCCCGAACAGACCGCCCATGCCAGCGTTGTACTGCTGCATTTCCTGGTTATAGTTGTTCTGCACGAGACCTGAGACATCAGTCGGCGACACGCCAGGCGACGGCGTCTGCACCTGCGGCGTGCCCGGCGTCTGCGGCATGTACCCGCCGCGCAGGGCCGCCAGCTCGGCCATCGGCTGGTTGCGCTCGGTGAGCGCCGCCTCGTTGCCCTTGGTGTAGGCGTCGAGGAACATGCGATCATAGGCGCTGGAGCGGCCGGACTCGAAGTCGCGGGTAGCATCGGCCCACTGGTCGCTGCCCTCGCGGATGCCCCGGTTCATCAGGTCCGTCTTCAGCGCTTCCTCCCGGCCCTGCCAAACCGGATCGAGGAACGTCCTCTGCATGTCGCTGATCTCGGTGCCGCGCGCCGCCGACATGTCCCACGGCGTGGCCATGACATCGCCAACGCGGCCCAGTTGCTGGCCGGCGATGTCACCGTACAACCCCTGGATGTCTTGGCTCTGCCCCAGCAGTGCCTGTTGCTCGGGCGACAGATGGGTGACGGCGCGATAGCCGGACGGGCTCGACGGGTCGGTGACGTACTGGGTCGAGTACAGGTCGTTCTCCTGACCCATCATGCCGAGCCGCTGCTGCTCTTGCGCGGTCCTGATGTTGGACTGCGTCTGAGCCTCTGCGGTCTGATAGGGATCGGGCGCCTTTGGTGCGGATTTACCGATTGTCAGGGCACTCCTCTGCTGGCGTGGGCTCCGTTCGCGATTGCCGATTGCCGATTGATTGCCTCGGCGCATGGAAGCCAGCGGCATTCAGGGCGGCTCATGCCGTACAGGATGGAATCCTCGGACTTGTCGGGGCCGTTGCGGACCACGCACAGCTCCGTGAAACCGACTTTGACGTTGAATTGACGGGCGCGTGCATTGCGCCGCCGCACCAACGTCAGCACCGTCCAGCACCGCATCTGCTCGAAGGGATAGCGGAACAACTCTGCTAGGTGCGCGCGCGTCAGCCAGCCGGGCTCGCCGGCGCACGCCATCTCGATGGTCGAGCCGCGCCAGTTGATGTACATGACGGCGCCGTTCGGCTTGCCGGCCCTGTCCGTGGTGGCCACGATCTCGTAGGGCATTTGACCGACAAGAGTTGCCGGAGATGTGCCGATCTTGCTGGCGAGGTAGGCCACCAGCGCCAGCTTCTCGTCCTCGCTGTTGGCGCGCGTGATCACAGGAAGCCTCCATCAAGCACCAGCACATCAAAGCCGTTGATGGCCAGCACCAGGGCCTGGCTGGGGTCCACGCCGACGCCGGGCGTGATGGTCGCCGTCATGCGGATGCCGGCGCAGTAGCCGATGCCGGCAACGCTGGTCCAGTCGGTGACGATGCGGTTGACCTCGGGCCACACGCCTTGATCCCACAGACCAACGTCCCACAGATCGGATGAGCCGGACTCGAACGTGGTGGCGCCGACCTCCTGCTGACGCGCGAAGTCGACGTTGAGGCCGAGCCCCGGCAGCACCTGGCCGTCGGTGGTCAGCAGCGCGCGGCACATCGTGAAATTCTTCAGTCGCCCGCGGTTGCCGATGTAGTTGAAGGCCGTCTCGATATCGACCGCGATCGAGCCGTCATCGTCGTAGCCTTGGCTGTCGGCCTCGATCACGCGGCCATTGTTGCCGCCGTAGTAGAGCTTGTCCTGAAACACCGCCCAGCAGTTGGCATTCTCGCCATTGAAGCGGCACCAGGCGCCCGTCACCGTATTCATGACGTACTGCTCCTGCTCGACGCCCTCGCTGAGCGGCACGTTCAGGATGGCGCGCGTGCCACGCGGATAGCCGATCAGCTGCCAGCCGAACTTGGCGCCGTTGTCGCGCGCCGACTGGTTCATCACCGGCTGGATGGCCTTGGTCAGGGCTTCGGTGATGGCCGAGGCGCGATCGGTGATCAGCGCCTTCGACAGCGGCAGCACGCCATCGATCGAGATGACGACCAGGTCGGCGCCGACCTTGGTCAGGCAGCGCCGACCGATCGGCGCACCCATCTCGAACACGCCCTTCAGGGTGAAGTTGGTGGCCGGGTCGGTGCCGCTATAGACCGCCACCTCGCCGCGGCTGGTAACGAAGGCGATCAGATCGTCCGGGCCGGCGCCGGCATCGAGCGACCAGGCGCCGACGGCTTGCAGGAAGCCGCCCTTGTCGAACACGCCCGTCAGATCGAACACCGTGGCGGTGCCCTGCACGCTGTCGGTGTTGAGGTAGGCCGGCGATATCTGTCCGGTGCGTGTCAGCCAGAGGCGGTTCTTGAACACGGCCGCGTTGATAATGCTGGTCGCGGTGATGCCGACCACGCTCGCCGTCGCCCACGTCGTGCCGTTATACATGCGCGGGGCGTCGGCGCCGTTGCAAATCCACAGGAAGTTGCCACCCGAGGTCGAGTGGTTGACGTGCTGCCAGCGCGCATTGCTGAGACCGGACACGGCAATTGAGGCCGTTGTGGAGGCCGACGCCGTGACGTTGGAGACGACCGTCGTGGTGGCCGCGAACAGGCGATCGCCGGCCGCCGTGAGGCCGTGATAGGGCATCAGGCTCTCGATGGCCGCCGCCCCCGTCAGGATGTGGCGCTTGTGGCCCTTCCTGATCTCGACATAGCCAGGCTGCGGGAAGGTGTTTTCCAGAGTGACGGCGTTGGTCTCGGGCATGGCCGCCAGCGGGCTGATCGCATCCCAGCCGCCAACCGGAGCGGGGATCGAGACGCCGCGCGCGGTCATGGGCGCGCCCACCACGCGGTAGCCGGCCCTGGCCCTCGTCCCTGCCACGGCGGTGCGGGTCATAGCGTGTCCCCTCGATCCAGGCTCATCGCACGCTTCAGGCGCTCACGAGTGTCGGCGTCGTTGACGATGGTGCCGGAGAGGGAGGCGCGGGACGGGTCGGCGAAGAGCATGGTTTCGCTTCTGGGTGGTCGCGCATCACGCTCCCAAATACGCCCACTCGAATTTTTGAAACCCAACGAAGCATAGAACTTCCAGAGTCGCGGATCATCTAGTGATGTAAGTCCGACTGGCTTGCCGGCAGCATCGGTCTCTTCAAGGAATTGCTCCATGGCCGCCCGTCCATAACCGCGGCCACGCTTGTCTTGGTCCGTCTGAATGCCGCCGAGATACACGCCATCTTTGTTCGGCACATAGGCCATTTCGACAGGGCCATACGGATTGCCGGAACCTGTCATGCGCTCGGTGGGCGTAAGATCGAAATGTTGATGCGGGACACGCCCAGGCCGGGCCAATGCCGAAATGGCGCTGACGCCCAGCGGCGCCAGCGTATCTGGTCCGATTTCCGGCTTCCAATCCAGCCAGTTGGCGGCTGAGTTCAGCCCGCCCTTGGCCATGTTGAGCATGGAGAGACGGTTTTCTGTGTTGGCTGGAATGCGCTCCGCCATGGCACGCAGAAGCGCAGTGAAGCCGTTCTCTTTCGGCATCCTCGCCAGCACGTCAGCCGTGGTCAGATCGTCAGCCATCAGTTATACCGTGATGCTCCCCGACCACATCGGCGGCGGCGGCTGGTCGCGGTTGTCGTTCTCCGGCCTGATCCTGCCAGTGCCGCGATCGCGGGAGGCCCGCTTCTCCTTCTCGCGCTCGGCCGTCTCCATGTCTTCCGCGTACTGGCCGAAGCCGCGGCTCTTGCGGAAGCGCCATACCATCTCCAGCACGAACAGCTCTTCATCCAGCAGCGTGGTGTCGGTGTCGGCCATGAAGGCGTCTTGTGCGGTGCCGCCCGAGGACGCCGCCCAGCGTTTGGAGATGTACTCGAAGGCGATCGTCTGCCCCGCCGTCATCACGGGGAGGATGTTCAGGTCATCGCCGAGGATGCGCCAGTAGCCGGGGAAGCCAGCCGTGATGGCCCCGTTGAGAAGGTATGCCCAGTAGCGCTGCGGCGTAGGGCCAACGAAGCGCTGGTTGCTGGTGCGGTTCCAGACCTCGGCATTGTAGATCATGCGGTCGTAGTCGTTGGTCGGCAGCGCGTTGGTCTGCTCCTGCGTCGCCAGGCTGGTGAAGGTTTTCGCGACGACCAGCGCCTGCCAGTCGTGATAGCGCATCAGGTGCTTGCCGACCTGATTGGCAAGGCGGAACAGGATTTGCGCCGTCAGATCGGTCGAGCCGACGACGACGTCAGGCTGCCTGAGCCCCAGATCCGAGGCCGTCTCCTGAACGATGGTCAGCAGGCTCAAGGTCCGACCCTCTGTTCACGGTTGACCACGGGCTATTGGCCTCCTACATTGGGCCCATTGGGCAGGCCCAGCTTGGAGAGCAGGAACGGCAGTCGCTGCTCGGGCGGCAAGAGTTGCAGCTGAGCCTCCAGGTCCAACCTTTCAGGAGATGTCGGCCGTGAAAGTGGAGCGCCTCGAGGAGGACGACCTGCAGTGGGACCAGCTGCAGTGGTCGGGCCGGCCAATTGTGGAACTGCGGCGGGGCTGGCGGGGATGGTACCTGCCGCGCCCATGGGGCCGCTGGGCGGGGGTGCTGGCGCTGCTGGTAGCTGTGCTTGGGCAGGAATTTGGCCCGCTGACGCTGGGCCTGTCGGTGCGCTCCCAGTGGGGGGCGGCAGTGGTGGAGTTTCTCCGCCCATGGCTTTCATGAGCCGCCGGTCCTTCTGCGCCAGCTTGATGGCTAGGTCCTGCGCTTGGATGTCTTTTGGCATCCCCTTCGCGTAGCCGGTCACGGCCGCGATATCGGGTCCAGGGCTGCCCACCGGCTTCGGCAGCTTGGCGCCAGTCATGACAGCCGCGAGACCGCCGATGTAGGGCCACACCGACTCCTTAGCCTGCAGCATCGGGTCGGACTGCCGCTCTTCTGCCTTCTGCCGTGCGCCCGCCTCCGGCGGCAGCATGAGGCGGTCGAACTGATCGGGCAGCGCACGCGATTCCACGTTTATCATGGGCGCACCCAGCACGGTCAGCCCGGTGCCGAGCGGCCTGGTTACGTTCTTGAACTGCTGCGCTTTCAGGATTTGCTCAGCCAAACCCTGAAAGTCCTTGGCCCCGCGCGCCTTCACTGCGTCGGCGGCAATATCGCCTCCCTTCTCGGCTAGCTTCTTGAGCCCGAACCGGCCGGCCAAGGCCGTGAGTCCCAGGCCCGCCATCGGTATCGCCTCGGCGGCCGCTGGATGGCGCTCGTTGAAGGACCGGCTGAGCCCCTCGACGCGCCGGCGCTCGCGGTCGGCCAGCTCGGCATCCCACTGCTGGCCGATGCGCTCCTCTTCTCCGCCGATCGTGCCCTGGCTCTTCTGCCAGGTCGCTTCCGCGCTCTCTTTGCGCTTCTGCACCATGGCCTCAGCCGACTTGCGCCGGTTTTCGGCCATGGCCTCCTTGTATTCCGGGCTGGCGCGGGCCTCCTTCTCGGCCTCGCGCTGCGCCTCCTCCAGCGACTGGCGCGTGGACCGCCGCGATTGGAAGAACTCCTCCTTGCTGACCTCCTTGGGCTCGGTGACGGGCTTGGATTCGGTCATGGCCTCGACCAGCCGCTTGGCGGCGCGCCATAGCTCGGCACCTGTGTCCCATGAGTCCGCTGCCAGCACGGCCGGCACCCTAGCCGGGTGGAGCTCGTCCACCGGATTGCCCATGGCGGACCGGAGCCGCTCGCGCATGGTCGGTGTATGTTCACGGAGTTCAGACATGTTGCTTCTTCATGGCCGGTTTAGTTCTTACGCGGCGGCAGGCCGCCTTCGATCACGGTCAGCTTCGGCAATTGGACATGGAGCGGAGTCTCGCCATCGAGCGCGCGTAGGAAGCGGGTCACCATCGGGTCCATGGTGCGCATGGGATAGGGAGCGTCATTGGCATTGGCGGGCTCCAGTGGGCCCAGCCCGCGTCGGGGCCATGAAGAGCGGCCCACGGTGCCCACTCCACCCCAACGAGACAGCGTTGCCGCTCCTGGCGTTGCGCCGATATGATCCGGATTTGGCCTGGGGTCCATGCCTCTTGGCACGACCATCGGGCCACCGGCCGCAGCTGAGGGGCGAGCGCCCATTGTGGCCAGCCCAACCCCGCGCGCCAGCTCCTGCATCCAGGCCGGCTTCTGTGGCGCGTATGGAAGCTGCGAGGATGGGTAAATTCCGACAGCCATGAGAGCGCGCCCGATGGCGGTCGGATCGGGCGGTGAGCCGACCTCGTTGCTCATGGCGGCCAGCAGCCGCTCGCGCATCGTGGGTTCTGCAGGCATCAGCGGCTCTCCTGGCTCATCGCCTTCTTCAGGCGCTCACGGAGTGCATTTTTCTCATCCGCCTTGCTGTATTCCTTGGCCACTGACATCGGGATTTTCGCCAAATCGGGATCATCAGGCTTCCAGCCGTGGGCGATCCCGGCCATCACGTGTTTCTGCGCTGGCGACTTGCTCGGCATGTCACGTCGCCTTGATTGCGCGCGGACGCCTGGCTGCAGCCACAACGTCGGCCTGAACATCATCGTGCGCTACCGTTGCCGACGATGGCGCCGGCTTGTCGCCTCTGGCGGCGGCGCCAACGCCATTGGTAAGTGCGAGAATTTGCGCCTGCATGGCCGCCAGTTGGTCCTGCAGGGCCTTCTTCTCCTCGGCCAGCGCCAACGTAGAGGCGCTGTCCTTGGCGCTGGCGAGCCACGCCTTGGCCTTCTCGCGCAGCTCGCGGGCATTGAAGCCGAGCTTGTCGACGTGGGTATCGTGGACGGCGGCTAGCGCCTCCACGGTGTGAATGTTGCAGGCCCGCAGGGTGAGCGCGAGCGAGCGCGACACGGCGGCCCATTGCTCGATGGGCAAGCCCTCAAGCGGCTTGGTGTCGCGCTTCTTGAACGCCTCGTAGGCCTTGGGAAAGCGCTTGCGATAGACATCGCTGGCGGGCTGGAAGAACAGACTGTGCCGATCGCCGGGCACGACCACCTTGACGTGCTCGACATCCTTGTAGACCTCGTGCCCGGCCCGCTTGGTGGCCCCGCCGTCGAGCATCGGATAGAAGCCGAAGGCAACGGCGACAGGCGCCACGTTGTCGGCCATGCCGAACTCGCGTTCCATGATGAGCGGAAACTCGTCACTGGTGTGCGTAGATGACATCGACTTTTTCTCCTGTCAGACGATCAGTTCCCACATGATGAGCCAGCCCAGCCGCAGTGCCAGCAGCATCAGCAGACCCCAGAACACCACCCAGAACGGGGTCAGCCCGTCAGCATCAGCTTGAGCAGACCCGACACCGACTTGGCCCATTCCGGCAGCTTGTCGTGTGCGAGCGCGTGCATGCCAGTCAGGAGCAGGATGCCCATTCGCTCCAGACGCGTAATGCGCGCGTCCGTTTTTCTGCTCGCCCCCCTGCTCATGTCCGACTCCATTTCCAGCCACGTCAGGCGATGCTCGACCTGCGTGCTGTGGCCGGACTCCTCGCCCCCACCCCGCGCCAGCCGGCGCATCCAGCTCGGCGGCAATTCTGGCCAGTCGTGCGTCATCCACTTTTCCAGCCCCGTTGAGAGCCATCATCCGAACCCCCGGTTAAGCTGCCGCCTCCGACAACGCTGTGACGTTGGCAACCTGCGGTGCGCCCATGTAGTAGCGCGCCATCGCCTGCAGCAGGCCGTCGCCGTACAGCCTGACATCCAGGTCTTCGACCTTCTGCACCATCTCGAAAAAGTTTGTGGCGTAGGTCATCAGCACGGGCGAGGACACGAAGATGCGCCCGTGGCAATCGACCTGGCACAAGTCCTGCCGTTTGCCGGCATGCTTGCCAGCCCATTGCTGCTTGCCTTCATCGGCAAAGCTGCAGTCCATGGCGTAGATCGACAGTGCCCGATAGCCCATGGCATAGAGCAGTGGGATCGAGCGCAGCCCGACCGAGCCGCCACCGGAGATCACGTGCTCTTTCTGCTCGCCGATCTCGACGACAAGACGAACGGCATGCTCCGGCGTCGACACGTGCCATAGCCTGATGTCGTGACCTCTGAGCTTGTCGAACAGCACCTCGTGCACGGTCGACGCCAGCAGGTACTGCACGCCAGGATGCCCTTTGGCGATGTTGTCGGCCTTGTGCGGGCGCGGGTCGCACTCGACGTGATAGTTGGGTACGATGCCGCGCTCGATCAGGAAGTCGTGCGAGCCCGAGACGGACACCACGACGGTGTCTGGCTCCGCCGCGGCCGCGCGCAGGCTCTCGATGTCGTCCTTGAGCGAGGGGCCGTAGCAGGCGATAATGGCGCGCTTGGCGTGCGCCGGCGCGGGCTCGATGCGCTTGGTTATGCGCTTGGTGGCGGCGACCACCTGCTCCCAGCGTTTGTCGCTGTCGACGGCGCCGATCGCCGTGACGCCCTGCACATTGACCATCGGCGCCCCGATCATCAGGACATGGCCATTCTCGACTTGCCATTGCGCGAAGCGGAACCGCTTTTCCAGCAGGCGCTTCCACCAATCGGCGTCGCGTCGCTCATCGAGCTCCAAACAGATGATCACGCCCTTGCGCGCCAACCGGCCCAGGTCGGCCAGCGCCTTGCTGATGTCTGGCACGTGCTCCAGGATTCTGACGGCCACCTGAAGGTCGGCGGGCTGATCGTCGACGCTCTCCCACATGGCGACGGTGTCGATGCGCGAGAACGCGTCCGCGTAGGTGTTGATCTCCTTCTTCCAGAACTCCAGCTGCGCGGCCATCTCCGGCGTCATCTTGCGACGCTTGGTGGGCTTGCGGAACGCGCCCTTGGGCGTGGCCTCGCCATAGACCATGCCGGGACGCTCTTGCCATGTGTGGATGTCGAACTGACTGGCGAGCTTGGCGCGCCACCAATCCGCGTCCTGCACGATCAGATGGGCGTTGCGGCCATCGGGCAGCGTCTTGGCTGCCGGCCGTGTGGCGATGTTGAGGAACAGCTTGCGCTTGGTCACCCGGCGCAGCTCGCGGATCACCGCGTTGACGTGCACCGGCTCGATGTGCTCCAGCACGTCGGTGCACACCACCAGCTCGGCCGGCTCAGGCGTGGCATCCTTGCCGGGGATGGCCGGATCATATTCGGCGATGGTCTTGCCCTTGGGCGCCAGTGCGGCAGCGAGCGTGCCCTTGCCGCAGCCCCAATCGAGCACGGTGGCGAAGCCCTCTTCCTCCATCAGGCGATAGATGTATGGCGCCCACTGCTGGCCCGAGCGGCCGTAGTCGTCGCGCTGCTCATGCAGCAGCCGATTCTGCTCGCGGTAGGCGTCAGAGATCAGCATCAGGCGCGGGCTCCCTGCCGGAGAGCGCCGTTCAGGCGCCGCGGTGCCAGCGCGCTGATGCGCGCCGACGGCTTGGTGTCCATGCCCTCACGCAGCCAGGCGGCGCGCGCCTGGCGCCATTCGTCGGCGAACTCTACGTCCTGGTAGTTGTCCAACCATGGGCCGCCCTCGGTGTGATGCACCAGCTTGGGCTGGACAGGCAGCTTGGTGTGGCCTACGAGGTAGTTCCACACCGGGTCGAGGGCGCCGATCTCGTCGTCTCGCAGCCAACTGAAGGCGTGCAGATCTCGGCCTGGTACCGTGTTGATCCGCTCAACGGTGAGCTTGCGGTTGGACGGATGCGCCAGGTTGAAGGCCATCACCGACGACCAGTTCTTGCGGGCGTAGCGGTGCTGCAGCTGGTCGTCCATCTTGACGCTGCCCTCGGGTGGCGCGAACTCGTGCTGCACGCACATCACCGCCTTCATCGGGTCGCATTCGGCGAACAGCTCGTCCACGTCGTCGCGGGCGAGCACGTCGCAGTCCATGAATAGCGCCCAGCCGGTGCGGTAGGCGGCCTTGGCGAGAACGGGCGTCAGAAAGCGCGAGATGGCGAACTCGGTCGACATCGGGAAGCCGGAGATATCGTCGAACAGGCGGCCGCCTTTATCGCGCGATGTGGGACGCCAGTAGAGGCCAGCGTTGCGCACCTCTTCCAGGCAGATGGCATGGATGGGGATATCCGGCGCGTGCTTGCGCAGCGTGTGCCGGCAGACGGCAAAGGCCTCCGTCTCGCGCGCATCGAAACCGATGTAGATGGTGCGGTCCATGGTCCCTCACGCTGTCTGCGGGTGGAGGCGGGGAGCTGTCCCCCGCCTCCGATCTTCACTACGCCGGCAGGCCGGTGAAGCGTGGATACTGCAGCAGCACCGACAGCAGGCCGGAGGCCGCCTGCGTTGCGAGGGCGGTGATGCCGTCCAGCTGGGAACTCGCAGACTGTGCGGCGATAACGCCAATCAACCTGCCATCCGCGCCCATCGTCAGCACGCCGCCGACAGAGGTCACAGATGCGGTCGTGAGAGCCAGCGCCTTGCCGTAAATCTGCGCCCACGCGTAGGCCGTGGCCGCTGCCGTGAGGGTGGCAGTGGCTGAAGCGAGAACCAATATCCCAACGCGACCCCCAAACAGCAGGGACGGTTGCGCGGTGCCGAGCGTGGCGGCGCCATCGCCGTCAATGGTGACGGCCATGCCATTGATCCACGTCGCCGCACCAAGCTTTACGGAAATGTACTCCTTGGTGATGCCTGCCTCAGTGACCTGACCACAGCCCCCTGGCGTTGGAATCTTGCCCTGCAGGAACTGCGCGACCGTATACAGACCCTGATACGGGTTCATGCCAATCTTGCTGCTCATTGTCGTGTCCTTCCTATCTCGTCCAGATAATCAGTTCTGGAACAGGCGGCCCTGACGCGCGAGGTTGGCCGCGCACATGTTGCCGGCGAAGCCGACGAACCGGACCGTCCCGTCCTGGTCGACCGGAACGCGGTCCCCACCAAACGGCACGAAGTCGCGATCGGGGTGCGGACGCAGATAGATGAAGTCCGTGTTCAGAGCGAACGTCGTCGACGCCGTGCAGTAGCCGTTGTCGAGCACGAAGTCGGCGTTGCCGCCCACGCCGTTGTACTTGAGCGCGGTGAAGCCGAACCCCGCCATGTCGGTGTTGGTGATGCGCTGCAGCGGCTGCAGGGACTCCAGGTAGAACTTGTAGTGCAGCGCATCGGCGACGTAGAGATCGGGCCGGTCGGTGCCACGCGTGCACGAGATCGACAAGCTGTTCACCGCAGCGAGGTAGTTGCTCGGGTTGGTGGCAGCGATGTTGATGCCGGTCGTCATGGTGACGGTGGCCGTCTGGTTGCGCCAGAAGGTGTTGCCGGCGCGATCGATGCCGCCAACGATGCCGGTGGTCGGCGAGGCGACCACGAACAGCCCCAGCCCGTGCATCTGCTTGCCGCCGAAGCCGGTGCCGTCCGAGAACGCCGCCTGCGCAACCAGATCGATCAGCGAATGCTCGCAGCTCTTCACGCGCGAGGTGATCAGGTTGATGGTGGCGTACTCGCCCTGGTTCCTGAGCTTGTCGAGGCCGGACCAGACGCAAGGCACATAGGCCTGCTTCCAGTCGTAGTCGGCCGCGGTGAACGGCTCGTGCGCGTTGGTGTTGAGGTTGTCGAGGCCCGCATACCAGCCGCCGTTCGGGTTCAGGGCTGCCTCAAGCTCCTGCACGATCGAGCGGCCGCCGGCGGCGGGACGCACCTTGCCCTTGCGGCGCATACGGTCGAGAAACGACACGGTGACGGTGGCGTTGTCGGCCAGCTTGCCCGAGCGGTTGCGCAGGGTCGTGGTGGCGATGTCGTCGAAGTCCGGGTTTGCCGGCATCTCCGTAGTCTCCTGTGGTCAGGCCTGCGTGTGCATGCGGTAGGCTTTGCGCACGTCGGCCTCGATGTCGTCGTAGCCCAGCGTGCTCCCCTCACGGTCTTTGATGACCGTGCCGGGAGCCCGCGAGCCGGTTATGGAGCGAGAGGCAGCCTTCGCCTTGTCGGCTGCCTCTTGCTCCTTCTTCCGCTCGGCTTCCCTGGCTTCCGCGAGTCGCTGGTCGATGAGCGCCTGTTGGATTTCAGGGTTCATGCTGAGCGCAAGATCGTAGGCCTTCTTGAGATCGGCCTGATGGTTGCCGGTCAGCGGCACCATGCCCGTCTCGAAAAGGCGCGTGATGGTTTCCTCGGTGTCCGCATAGAACCTATTGGCGGGATCGGAGGAGAATTTCTCGATGGCCTCGCCGAGCGTCTTGGTCGCGACGTTGCGTTCCATGCTCTGGCGCGTCGCCAGCTGGCTCTTGAGGCCACTGATCTCCTGCATGACGGGCCCGAGGATGGGCCGCAGCACCTCCAGCAGCGGATCCTGCTCCACGCCGGGCTGGCCCTGCGCCTGGGAGGCCGCCCCGGCCTGGCCGTTGGGGGCGGCCCCGCCGAGCTGAGCGCCGAGCTTGCCGAAGAACTCCGCAGCCTGCGCCTGGCTGTAGCCGAAGTTCTGGGCGATGATCTTCATGCCGTGCGCCAGATCGCGGCGCATGATGTTTTCGAGGCCGGTGTAGTGCTCCAGCGCCTTGCCAATGGTGGTGCCGTGCTGGGCTGCCATATCCGACCACGGCTTCAGATCCTTGTAGTCGCGAAGCGCAGAGAGGCCGGTCTGCATCTCCGTCTCGCGCTTGACGATATCCGCACGCACGTGCTCGGGCAGCTTGTCCCACTCGGCCTTGGTCTTGACGGAGAACGACGGCGGCGGCGCGCCGGCGACCGGCGTTGCCTCGGGCTTCGCTTGATCCTCCGGCTTGCTGGCCTTGTCGACCGGCGTCGGCTGTGCCGCGGCCTTCTCGGGCCGCTTGACTGCGGGCTCGGCAGGCCGGCCGTCCTTGGAGGCAAAGCGGCCCTTGTCGTCGCGGTTGTCGTCGCGGGCCGCCGGTGCCGGCGCGCGCTCCTTGCCATTGGCGGCAGGGGTTGCGGGGTCTGCCGTCTTGCTGACCGGAGCGGGATCATCGGCTTGGATCGACTCGCCGCTCCGGTCAGCGCGCGCTGGGGCAATCAGCTCGGATTGCGTGCGCTCCATCACCTCGCGATAGGCGTCGGCAGCGTCGTCGGCGACGCTGTCATAGTTCCTGTCTTTGTCGTCGTCACGCATCATTTGCTCGACCTCGCGGCACGCTTCTGTTTGCGCATCAGTCGGCGGGCTTCCGGGCCGTAGCTCGGAACCTTGGACTGCTCGATCTCGGTAGCTGCCTTCACGTCGCGCACAAGGTCGGCTTCATGCGCCTTCTCGCCGCCGAAGGGCTGCGGGGCCTTGATGTGCTCCTGCCAACGCTTGTCGAAGCCGACGATCTCGCAACCGGCGCGCGCCACGCTCTTGTAGTAAGCCGACTTGCCATCGTAGACCCGGCCATCGGCCATGCTCTTGATGGGGCGCATGCTGTCTGGCCGGATCGCCGGGCACGGCAAATCCGAGCGCTTCTCGTTCTGCTCGAAGTAGTTTCGCCCGTACTTCGGCACGAGAGACTGAAGATCACGATCATAGACCCACGAGCCTGGCTGCACCTTGCTCATGACACCCTCGCAAACTCGCCGTGGTGCTTGGAAGCCGCGGCGACGTAGGCGGCGCGAGCAGATTCAGGCGCGCTGAAGGTCCCGAGGTGAAGCCTACGGCCGTTGACCCTTATCGACGCCTGCCACTTGCCGTGACTGAGCCGAACGCCCTTCAGCCCGTCTCCGCGCAGCCCTCTTGAGTTCTGCTTGTTCTGCGCGTGAGTCGCATCTCGGAGATTGCTTATGGCGTTGTTGGCTGGGTTGAGATCGCGATGATCGATCTGTCCCACTGGCCAACATCCATGCACATACAGCCAGGCAAGGCGGTGTAGCAGGTAGTTGCGGCGATCTATCCTGATCTTGAGATAGCCGTGCGCGTCGTAGCCTGCCACTTCCCCTATCCGCGTGCGGAAGCGGTTCGCACGCCAACGGAAGATGCCCGTCACTGGATCATAATCCAGGACTTCGCGGAGACGCTCAGTTGTAAGGGGAACCGCCTTCACTGCACAGTGCCCGACTGGCGAGAGTCGAGAAGTTTCTCGGCGTTCTCGCGCGCCCGAGCAGCGGCGGCTAGGTTCTGCTGCCTGTGTTCGGCCTGCGCGTCAAGGTCTTGTTTGCGCACTTCCAACATTGCGTCGGTCTGTTGCTTTTGTGTCGCCAATTGTGCATCGGTTCTAGCCGCCTCAGTTCGCGCCGAGGCGTCGAGTTGATGCTTGTGCATCTGCGATTGCGTGTCGGCTTGCTGTTTTCTTGCAGCCAATTGCATATCGCCTTGCTGCTTTTGTTGAGACAGCTGCATGTCGGCCTTGGCGGTCTCGACTTTCAGGGCGTGCTCGGCCTTGGCCTCGATCAGCTTCGGGTCGCCCTGCTGCTGAGCTTGCTGCCGCGCTGCTTGCGCAGACGCCATCGCCTGCTTGAAGCCGCGCTCCAACGTGTCTTCAAGCGTCTTGCCGGTCTTGAACCCGCGCATGGCGATCATCAGCATTTCCTTGATGACCGGGCCGAACTCGGGAACCTGAGCCACAACCTCCACGGACTTCTGCATGAAGCCGCCCACCACATTCAGCAGCTCGGTGCGGCGCTGCTTCTCGAGGTTCTCGTCGGCCTGGCCGGTCTGGTCGGTCTCCACGTCGATGCGAAACGAGCGCATCTTGTCGTTGCGCAGCAGGGCCATGACCTCGTCGCCGAAGGTCAGGCTATCGTCCTCGTCGTCCATGGGCGGGCCGCCGTTGTTGCCCATCATGGGATTGGGTTGCTGAGGCTGCATGGGCGAAGGCATGGGCATCATGCCGGGAGCCGGCTGCCCCATCGGGCTCATGCCTGGCGTCGGCATGCCCATGGGCGCTCCCGGCCTTGGCAGCATCAGCATCGGCTGCATGGGCGGCGTCGGCACGTACTTGAAGCCGGTGATCTCGGCGATCGACTGCGGCTCGAACTTCTCGGCGATCACCTCGGCGTTGAGCAGCGCCATGTCCTTGCCCCAGCGGGCGATGTCATCCTTGATGTTCTTCTGCCGGCGCGAGCCGGTCTGCGCCTTCAGCTCCTGCGCGCCCAACGTCTCGTTGGGATCGGTCTGACCGCGGAGAATGTCACTGATGCCGGTCAGCTGGAACACGTCCTGGATCAGCTGATTGCGGGCCTGGATGGCCGCCTGCAGAGCTTTGACCACGGCCTCGATCGGCAGCCAGTCGACCAAACCCTTAGAGCCACCGCGATCGGTCCACTCCTTCCAGCTGTCCACCTGCACGAACAGCTCGGCGTTGGTCTTGTCGCGCAGCGCTTCCTCGATCGGGTCGGCAACGGTCGACGGGCCGCCGGGCACGAAGCCCTTGACGATCAGCCATTGCGTCAGTCGGCCGATCTTGTCGGTGAGGTCGTTAATCTCCTTGGCCTGATCCCGGTAGTAGCGATAGTCGGGGCGCGGGATCAGCTGCTTGCTGGTCTTGGTGGCATAGCAGGGCTCCGGGCACGGGAAGCCGTTGCGGAAGTCGATCGGCGGCGGTCCCGATTCCAGAAACTGGTCTTTCTGCCCCTCGGCCAGCCAGGACGTGAGCCCGCGCATCTTGTCCCACAGCTCATAGATTTTGCAGCGGCTGTCTTCTGCCTCCTCTGCGGCCGTGCCGTCATAGGCCCCGGCGCTCATCGGCGCCTTGGCGTTGTACTTGAGCTTCGACGCCTTCTCGGAGCCGAAGCGCTCGATCGCCTCCTCCTGCGTCTTGTAGACGATGCGCCAGACCAGCCACACCTCTTGCCATGTACGCGAGACGTTGTGGCCGAAATCCTGCCAGTGCACATAGTCGTTGCACACCTTCTCGGACTTCAGCTTCTCACGCACCTGGACCTCGATCGTCTCGGCCCCGGTCACGGGGTCGACGACGGCGACCTCGTCCTCGGTGCGCTCGATCACCGCCTCATAGCGCACCCAGCCCTGTCCACGGCCCGGCAACAGGCGGTCGTCGCGCATCATCTTGAACGTTTCGTCGGCCCCATACAGGTCCCACGAGGTATTGGTGGCACGCTCCATCAGTTCGGCGGCGACGCGGCCGACAGGATCGCGATCCTTGTAGCGGCGCGCGCACATCACGGTCGGCAGCTTGGCATGCACAGCCGGCTTCAGCGTCTCGATGTTGGCCCACAGCAGGGCGAAGCGGCGCGTGTCGTTGCTGGTGCGCATCTCATCGAGGTAGACCTTCTCGATGGTCTCGCCTTCCTCGTGCCATTCGGAGACCGAGCGGTTGTAGCGCTCGATCTCACGCCAGTACTTGGCTGCCAGCTCATTTTTCTTCGGCTTGTCAGCTACCGGCTTTTTCTGGCCGCCGGCGAGCGCCGCACGCTGGGTATCGTCCGAGGTGGTGCCGGCACCATAGAGTGATTGATCGTTTGCCATTGTGCGTCATTCCCATTTGCGTGCCGGCTTGCTGGCCTTCAGCAGGTCATTGACTGTGAGCGGACGCGGAACGACGCCTTTGAACTTTTCTGGCTCTGGCTTCTTGATCGGGAACTCGACGGCGACGCACAGATGGCCCCAGGCATCGCTGCCATGTGAGGCCCAATCATGTGTTGCTTGCTTCTGAAACGTGCGGTTGATGGGGTCCCACTTGGCCTTGAAGTTACGCAGGCATTCGAGGCCTTGGGCGCACCGCGTCTCGTCGAAATAGACGTGCGGCATGGCGATGAGCCGCCGGCCGGCGTTGACGCGGTCGATTGGCTTGTGGTCGGGAACCAACAGCGGGTTCAGGCCCTCAGCGACCATGCTCTCGATGCGGGTACGGCCTTTGGCACCGGGCTCGCGCTGCTTGGCATCGTGCGGAACACGATCCGTCCCGCGCTTGTCCTCGAGATAGCCGCGCTTGCGCAGCTCGCCGGCGTACCAATCGAAGCCGTAACCGCTGCCCTCGATATAGTCGACGATGTGCAGCCAGCCGGGGCCGATCTGGTAGCACCAGATGGCCATCGGATCGTCGATGCCGATGTCCCACGCGCGATGCACGGGCAGACCGGGAATGACGCTCAGCTCGCAGATGCGCCCGGCGTGCTCGGCGGCCTCGATCTGCCGTCCCCAATAGGCGCCGAGGATGGCTGCCGACCACGAGCACCAGAACTCCTGCTGGATCATGGCGTCGCCGGCATCGGTGCCATAGATGCCGTGGTACTCCTTGCGCTGCTGCTCGACCATATCTAGCGTCATCGGCGGCGGCTCGCCGGCAGCCTGGCAGAGCCTGATGGAGTCCTCGATGGTCTGCAGCTCCGAAAACCACGATGCGTCGGAGCGGCCAAGCTCGTAGGTCTTTTGCGCGTGGTTGCGGCCTTCTGGCGTGGTAATGAACAGGCCCCAGCCATGGTTCTCGGCCAGGATCGGCGCGAGGTAGGCCCATGCGCCAGGGTGCGCCTTGCTCCACTCCGAAAGCACGATGCCCGCCGGCGGCGTGCCGACCAGAGACCTGAAATTATCGGAGCCAACGACCTGCCATGTCGCGCCCCACTTGAAGCGAATGAACATCCCGCGATCATCGAGGTTGGACCTCCACTCGGCGGGGAACATCTCGTCGATGCGGCGGATGCCCGTGTGGGGATTGACGGATGTCCAGATGGCTTTGCGGGCCTGCTCGTACTCCGGCAGCATGTGCCAGTACGTTGCAGGGCGGACCACGCCAGCCTGGGCGGCAAGTTGCATGGCAATCTCGTCCTTGCCCCAGCGGCGATGCGCGATCTCGACGGCGCGCTTATCTGTGCCGTCGAACGTCTTGCCGTCTGAGCCCTTGAAGTAGCGCCATAGGTTGCGCTGATGCGCGCGCGGACGCCAGCCATTGGGGGGGAGCTCAATTTCCATCCGCTAGCTCACGATCCTGATGACCAGCTGGCCATCGTCACCCTTGCCCTCGATGGCCTGGACGGGCTTGCCGTGGCCGCGGTCGAGCAGCGCATTGGACGCCGCTACGCGAGCTGCATGCGGAGCTTCCGTGTCTGCCGCGATGGCAGCTAGCGTGGCCAGGGCAGCCACGCTGTAGTCCTGAGCCGCCATCCTCAAATCAAACTTCACCTTGCCGGGACCACGCGGCTTTCGGCCGGCTCCCGACCTGGCGCCACCGTTCTTGGTGCGCCCGTCCGGCTTTCTTTCAATCTTTTCAATCTTGGCCGGCATCAGGCAGGCCCCGTCTTGCCTAGGGCCTTGGCCATGACCTTGCCGGTCTCGGCAGCGTCCTCAGGGTCGCTCTCGCCGGATGCTTCGATGAATGCATGAAGTAGGCCAGGCCCGTGCACGACGGCCGTGATGCCCAGCCCGCGGTCCTCGCTCCACCACGAAGACATCCAGCCATCGCGAGCCGGTACATTGTTGATCTTCATGGTGGCCACGACGGGCAGCGGCGGCGTGAACTGCCGTGCAAAAGCCCGAATGATCTGCTCGTTTCTCGTCTGCCCGTTGCTGGACAGCTCGTCATTCGCCATACTGAGTCATAAGGGGAGCGCATGGTTCCAAGCGACCGCGGCTGCTCAGGCTAGGATCAATTGGAATTGCAGCGCTCCCCCTCCCTGCTGGCCGGCATGCCGGCGGTGGACACGGAACGCTCACTGGACTGGAAGCACTGGAACGGAAGGGCTACTTCTTCTTGGCTTCCCACGCCGCCGCACGCAGCCCGAGTTGCAACAGTTTGCGAATTGCAGCACTTTGCGACTTGTATCTATTGGCAAATCTGTAATCGTCAATCTCTGCAAGCAGGGCCGGTGTCACGGCCATGAAAATCCTCGCCGTCAACCCTGGATCGTCCTCGGGGTCGGGAATGCTGGTTGGAAGGGGCTGAGCCATTTTTCGTCCTCTTGATCAGACTTTGACAAGAGCGTCACTGCCATGATCCTCAGAGCCACGCAAGAGTAATGTCTGTTGGCAGTTGTTGATTCTTGTGGATATCAAACTGTGTTTCACGTGGAACAGGTTATGCACTTGCCGAGAAGAGCTATTGACTTCCAGCGCGAATCATGCGTTCGGCCTCTTCACGCGCACCCTCTTCGACCCCCGTCGCCGCTTGATCTGCGTTGCTACGTCGTAACGCCTCTCGTCCTTGACGAGCTTGCCGTCCTTGATCCTCATGCCGGGAACGCGGATGCCGGTGAGCTTCATTTGAATTGCACGCGGTTTGCTTTTGGCAGCCCGAGGCCGTCACGTGCGATGTCCTCTACGTCGGCCATCATCTGGCGCTTCGTGATACCGTCTGGGAACATCCCGTTGTGCTGCGCGTAGGAGCGGACCTTTTCAAGGGCAACCCGCACGCGTGCATAGGCGACATCGGATAGCGCATTGTTGGCTTTCATCTCCGCCTCATTTGATGATTATCAGGTATGCCAAGGCGAGCTGTATGCTTGCCGTTAGCTGAGTGAAAGTGGCCTTGGGCGCATCCACCATGAACGTCATCATGTCACCCCACCCATTTGACCAAAGGATGCCCAGCGTGAGGGTGGCATCGATGATGTTCATTAGCACTCCAAGGCCACCGCCAAAGATGAGACCGGCAGCTAGTAAAAGCTTGATCATTCGCATCAGTGCCCCCATGACTTATCGCGCAGCAGCTTGTGGGCGACCGCGTCCTCGGCCATCCCCGCTGCCCAGCGCAGCCTCGCCTCGTATTGCAACTGCTCGTTTCGCCTTCTGGCTACGTCGAGCTGGCGCTGAAGCCATTCGTTGCGCTGGCGCTCTTTTAGGAGCTCGCGTCGGAGTTCGTCGGTGACGGATAGGCGGCGCTTGGTGGCAGGTCTCACATTGACCTCCACCGCGGCTCAAGACTGTCCATGAATTCCTCCAGCCGGCGAAGCCCGAAAGCGTCGCCTTGTCTGATCTCGCAGGCGGCTCGGGCGAGTTCCAAGATGTCGGCATCTCTCAGCCTGTAATCGTCGGTTCTCTGCGCAAGCTTGGCCTTCAATTGTCCGACCTCCGCTTGCCGGTAGATGACCAACTTGTCGGCGTCGGCCAATTGCTTTTCCAGCTTGGTAAGCTTCGCATCGGAGAAACGCATCAGTGCCTCTAGCTTAGTTTAGCTTTCCATGAGTACCCAGCGCTTGGACAGCGGTTGAACGTGAAAGACCCGCCTCTAACTCTTGAAGATTCGGACGCACCCAGCTCAGCAATCGGGTGAGGAGATGATCGTCAAGAGCAGGGGTCCAAACGCTGGGATGGGGTTACTTCCTGCAGTTGGCCATCTTCGGATCGCACGCTTTGGAAACAGGCGCCGGGCCGTCGTCGAAGATCGACACCTTGCCTTCCTTGTAGAGGGCGAGGTTGAGACCGATGCGGATCGAATCCCCGCGTGCATCGACGCCAGGGCCAGCCACGTCCTTCACGTCCAGCCATGTGTGCGTGTAGCGCATGTCGATGCTGGCGTTCTTGGCGATCTTGACCTCTATGCCGGCGCCGAGGTTCCAACCATTGAGGTGGCCGAGGCCGTCAACGTTGAACCGGCTCCAGCCGCTGTGGCTGTAGAGCAGGGTATTGCTGACGGGCAAGAAGCCGACCCGGCCTCCGACCGTCCAGAAGTCGACGAGACCGAGTGTCTTCAGATCGCCAAGGGCTCGGTCGTAGTCGACAAAAGCGCCGATCACCATGGAGCCCATCTGATAGTTGCCGAAGGCGGAGCCGCCGACGAACTGGCCGGTGGAGCCGATCTCAATGGGCGAGCTCGTCGGAGCAATCGCGGCATCCATCAACCCGCCATGCACACCGGCACCGAAGCCGGTCCAGCTATCGTCGGCATGCGCCTTCCTCGGCGAGAACACCGTCACGAAGATCAGGGCAAGGCAGAACCCGACGACCATCGCCATTAGGGCGCGTCGGTTCTTCAAGTCAGGCAAGGTAGGCATGTTTGCGTCTCCGCTGTGTTGTAAGGACTTGTTCACGCACTGGGGACGCAACGGAAACTCGGAAGATTTAGGCAGCCTCCACTTGAAGAATGGCGAGGCCGATCATTTCCGGAATTTTCGGGTGAACGGCGTTTCCGAGGGCGGCAATTCGGCTGACGCGCCCCACCGTATCCGGGCATTTCTTCTTCCTAGCTCGCTCAAGCAGGCGGAACTGCAGGTCTTCTGCTTCTTGGAGTGGCGCGGTGTAAAAGGCTTCCCACAGATCGCGCAATCCTTGATCTTTCTTGACCCACGCCCCCAAGAGCCATCCGCTTGATGAATTGCCGTGTGACAGCTTTGGCACACAATTACGAAGTCGCTGGCGGTATAGCTCTGGTGATGTCGTTGCAAGAGCTTGATGCTCCCACACCGCGAGCAGAATGCTCCTGCAAGAGTTTCCAACCTCTGTGACTGCTTCCGAACTGTTGCTTTCTGCGCCATCTATTCGTCCAATAAGGTCCAATTCAAAGGATACCCCATGTATCCCTCTGCCCAAGACGGGTTGATGATCCCAGTGCTCTCGGGAAAGGCTTGGCGCAGCGTCGACGATAGATCGCAACCGCGCGCCGATGCTTCCCGCATGCGCTCCGTTCTTTCCGGTTTGGCGCCACCGCGCACGGCGTGCGCGGTGGGTGTCGAAAGCCGCTTGAGAACCGTTGCTAGGCCGTCGCCACTGGTCGGACTGCAGCCAGCCCTGTTGTAGTTCCCGCGAACTGTCAGGGTCGGCAGCGTCTTCCGACACTTGATCCTGCGCTGCTTCGGGCCGCCTGTGATCGTTGACGCTCCCGCCAGCATCGTTGGCAATGATCCAGACGCGATCTCGGATGTGATCCGCACCAAGGGCGGAAACCGGAATGCAATGCCACTCCGCATCGAACCCGAGCGCGGCCAAGTCGCCGAGAACAACTCCCATCCCGAGACTAAGCAGGCCTGGGGTGTTCTCCACGATGACGTATTCCGGTCGAATCTCGCGAACCAGTCGCGCATATTCCGACCATAGGCCGCTGCGCTCGCCGTCCATCCCCGCTCTACGGCCGGCGATTGAAACGTCCTGGCACGGGAACCCGCCGCAGATGACATCGACGGCAATTCCATCGGCAGCAAGCCTTGCTCCGGTGAGCTCTCTAATGTCATCGTAGCAGGGCACCTTTGGCCAATGCTTCGCCAACACGCGGCGGCAGAATGGATCGATTTCACAAAACGCCTTCGTCTCAAACCCACCCGTGCGCTCAAGCCCGAGAGAGAAACCTCCGATACCGCTGAAGAGGTCCAGAACCTTGAGCATCATCTCACCCGGCGAACGCGACCAAGATCGCGCCCAGCAGAATTCCCATGCTCACGCCGAAGCCGGCAATCGACCAGAAGATGGTGGAGACTTGCATTAGGTTGCCTCCGCCATATCCGAGATCGTCTTCCCGTCTTCCTCTTTGTCGTACGACGCTCCGAATGGAAAGCCGCTGATCTTGAATTGCACTCCGAGTGCCTTCGCTAGTTTTGCCAACTCGATGACTGCTTCGTGCGGGTACGGCTGAAGTTCCAGATTGGCTGGGTGATAGCCATCGTGATTCTCGATGCGATCTGGTGTCATGCCACTTTTCCTTTCAGTACATGCCTAGCTGCTGGTAGAACTTGCGTAGGGCCTTGCGGGCGCTTTCGATGTGACGGCCAGTTTCAAGCGCCAATGAGAGACGGTCCAAGAGTTCGCGTTCGCGGGTAAGCTCCGGTGTCATTCTTGGCCCTCCTGGAGGATGTGATAGCCCATGCGGTTGATGCGGAATGCGTTGAGCGCCGGGTTCAAGATCATCTCGGCAAGAAACGGCTTGCCCATCGTCTCGTGATCCTTGAGTTTGTCGCCGTGCAGGTAGGTGGGACCGTCCAGGTTCCTCCATACGCACAGTCCGATGTCGGCCTTGTTGCCCCAGTGCGCAGTGTCGGCGCCGTCGTTGAGCGTGAGCACGCCGGTCTTCGACAGTCGCTTCTCGACGCCGTCCTTGGGCGGATGCGCGCACACGATCATCAACAGGCCGTAGTCGTCGGCGAGCGCCTTCAGTTCCATGATGAACTTGCCCATGTAATCCGTCTTGGACTCACCCTTCGGCACCTGATGGTCGATCTCGTTGACCGGATCGATCGCCACCACGCGAACGCCATGGACGCGAGCCGCAAACTTGATGCGGCTCAAAAGGCGGGCAAGGTCCAACACAGCGTTGCGCTTGCGCCGGAGGAACACCGCAGACTTGCGGATTTCAGCGTCGGCGCGGGCCTCGTCCTCGTCGCTCCAAAGCACCTCTCCGCTTGCGGAGCAGAATGGCTTGCCGATGAAGTGCCTGCGAAGATCGCGGTGATAGCGCGGCTTCACCTTCTCCTCGAAGCTGGTGAGCAGGAACTTCCATCCGTGCAGCTTGTAGAGGTTCACCAAGAGCTGCCGGAGAAACACGCTCTTGCCACTGCCGTAGGGGCCGATGATCGGCATGAACGCAGGCAGCGTGATGCGGAAGCCGTGCTCGTCGAGCTCGGGAAAACCAGTTGGGTAGGCGTCAATTCTTCCCGGCTCCGGCACGTCATCGATGGTGGACACCTCATCCGTCCACATTGGATTGGCGCCCATGACGGCAGCCGGTATGTCATCTGCGTCGATCGGGAAATAGGCCCACCGGCAACGCTCATCGCCCAGACAAATAGCGATGTCGTCACGAATGCCTTCGTCGCCCTCCGTGATCATGATCACGTAGTCGCCGAAGAACTCGATCTCCCCTCTAACGGCACCCTCTTTGTCGAGCAGGGCTGTCGTCAGAGTTGCGTCGGCCACATGCCGGAACCCGTACTGTCGGCAAAGTACCACCGCCTTTTCGCCCACCGTGATGATCAGCGGGCCGCGCGCAACCGTGTTGTCGAGGACGCCGTGCATGGTCACCACCTCGACGGCTTGGGTTTCGTCTGGGATGCGCGCACTCTCACTGCGCGACGATCACGCCCATGCTCGTCGTTCTGGAGGTATCCGAACTTGCGTCGAATGCGCCGCTTGAGGTCCGTCCCAACCTCGTCTGTCCTGGCTTCGCCAGCAACGATGGCCAGGCCTGAGGTCAAGTCGACGTTCGGGAAGCTCGCTTGGAGTTCGACCTTGAAGCCGTTGTTGACCTCAATAGTTCCATCATCACGCCAACAGACATCATGCGCATCTTCTGCAGAGGAGGGGTTGAGGGCCGTCGCCCAGTTGAACGGCAAGAATTTGTTGCCGCCCCCCTCCTCCTCTTTCTTATTTGGATCATGGAATGGATATGCACCCTGTTCAACAGGGTGGGTCGCACCCTGTTGAACAGGGTGGGTTTGGGAAAGCCACCCTGTTGAACGGGGTGGGTTTTGGTTCAGACCCACCCTGTTGAACGGGGTGGGTTTTGGTTCAGACCCACCCTGTTGAACGGGGTGGGTTTCAGAAGCCACCCTGTTGAGCGTGGGTAGTTCTATTGGGGCGCCCTGTTGAACAGGGTGGGTTGGAGTTGCAGCAGCATTCTGCTTTTTCGCGTCGTATTCGGTAACGATTGCGTCGACCACCCGCTGCGGCAGGACCGCATAAGAGTTGCTGCGCCCGCTGCCGCGGCTCGCGCGCTTGACCATCTGGAAGTGGTCCTCGAGCCTGCGAAGCGCTTTGAAAACTGTGTCGCTCTGGGCGACCTTGGCGTACACGGCGAGCGTGCCAGCGCCAGGGAAGGCGTTCGCGTAGGTCTTGTCGCTTCGGACGATCAGACCGATCAGAATTAGCGCCTCGGTCTGCGAGAACTTGGGGTTCCTAAGGACCGCGTCGATCGCCTGCAGCTTGCCGATGTCGGAGACGTATAGGCCGGAGTTGTGGCCAATCACTGGAGAGGTCATGCGCGACCCTCCGAAATGGCGCTGGCGATCTCGCGCAGCTGCGCGCGCGAGATGCGCTGGTCCATGATGGACGCGACCAGCTGCTGCACTTGGGCGAGAGGCGTTGGGTGCGAGCGGACGCTGCCAGAGCGTCGTTCAGCGCGGGCGGCAGCGTCGGCCACCCAGCGTTGGCGCTTGACATCCTGTGCGTATCTGGTAGATTGCATCTGCTTTCCTTCTGTGCGTTGCATCTGCTCGGGCAATTTCGATGGTGCTCCCTGGCAGGGGCGCCATCGCAGTTTCAACTCATGACATGCGCTCCATTGCCGTTGGCCTTGGCCGGCCCCAGAACCTTGCTGTAGCCGGTGCGGGTGCGAACGATGAGGTCGCGGCGCTCGAATTCCTTCAGCCATTTGCTGACGGTTCCCTTGGAGCGGCCCCATCGTTTCGCTAGCGCCTTCTGGTTTTCCAGGGATGAGCCGCCGGAAATCAGTTGAAGGGCATCTTTAAGGGCCTCTGGCTTCTCGTAGGCGCGGGTAAATGGGGGTGTGGTTTCCCGTTTGGTTTCCTTCTGGTTTCCAGTTGGGGGTGGTGGCGCTGCAACCGCCCCGCGGGGCCACGAAGCGAAGCCCATCAGTGAGAAAAACACCTCGACAATCTGCATGAGGATTGGCGCCATTGTCGGGGTCACGCCCTCGATCGTCTCCCTGTCCCAGCCGAGCCGTTTGCTGAGCCAAGACGAGCGCGCGCCAACATTGCGTTCCGGAGTTGCGGCCCTCAGTGCCGGCGTCTCGCCGCGAAGCTCGTCGAGTTCCTTCTTGATGCGTGCCTTCTCGCTCACACTCTTGGTGTCGTTCCACGCATCCCACAGCCGCTTTTCGGCCTCGCGCCTGGAGCGGAGGACCTCGTTATTCTCAAGGTCCGCCAAGCCCTCGTCCGCCTTGAGGCGGTCTTCCTGCGCCCGGTAGTGGCCCAACATTTGGTCACCCATGAACTCATTGGAGGACCACCAATTGAAGAAGATCAGCGGTAGAGCGACGATGAAGCCGAAGATGCAGGCTGCAAACCGGCGGCCCGCCCACTGGTAGCCAGCCCAGCTCATGACGGCCACGGGCGCTATGCTGAGTGCCCCGACAACGAAACCCTGCAGGAACCAGCCGTAGACATCGAGGCTCAGGCGCTGGCCGTTGCGGATATTGATGGCGACGCCGATGACCGTGAGCGTCCACGCGAGGCCTACCATGACCACGCAGGCCCATCGTTTCATCGGCAACTTGTTGGGCTGGGCGCTCACGCGGTCTCCTGAATGTCGGGAAAGAGCCGCTTCTGCTGCCGATAGTACGCAGCACGGCGGCGCCAGGCGTCCGCAGTGCTGGTGCCACCAAAGCGGCGGATGAGATAGGCTCGGTCGTTGTCGGAAACGCCTTTGCCACGCCGTTGGCGCAGAGCGGTCCGCACGTACGCCATGCGGCTCTTCAGCTCGGCGGAGGGCGTGTACTCGGAAAGCCCGTAGACCTCGCACGCGATCTGCTTGGTGGTCCTGCCGGCGGCGCCGAGACGCATGATCTGCTTGGATTTCGTCATCGGCGAGCCTCATGGCGATGGAACCGCCGGACCTCGCCGCGGTACTTTCTCCGGTGCTCTTTCCGGGCTTCCTCGATGAGGTCTTCGCGGGCGCGATGGCAGGCAGGGCAGAGCTGCGGGTAGTAGTTGTCGATCTGCCGGTAGGGCTTGCGCGCCGGGGCTCCGCATTTGAGGCAGGGCGCTGAGATCGATTCCGTAGCCACGTTCTGCTCCCATAGAGTTTGGGTGGGACGCACAACGCGACGGACTGGAAAAGCATCAGAGTTCTGCGCATCGGAGGGCTTTGGGCTCTGCAGAGCTTTGGCCCGGCTCACAGGCGGCCACAGCCCCTGATGTTACCTGTCGGGAACCTCGCTTCACGGCTGCCTTACCCCGGTCCCTTCCGGCCAAGACAGATGTTGCAAGGGCGATGCGCAGAACGCTGATGCTTGCGGACACAACGCAACGACGCACGCGGAACCGCGATGTCCTGTGGTGAACCTAACTAGAACAAAGCTTGACAAGATTTAGGCGAGGTGCTTATTCAACCTAACGTTGGGGAGACCAGTAAAAATGCGTACTACGCAGCGACTGCTGCCCCGCGCGTTTCGCGCTTTTTTGGGATGCGCTTGCGAGATCGCATCTTCCCGGCCGGAACGAAGTCATTGGCCGTAACGCGCCCATCGGTGGCCTGTGCAATCTTCGCGCATGTCTCCATTGACGGTGTCTTCTCGGCAACGCCATCACGCTCGACAAGGCGAGAGACGTAGGAGACCGACAGGCTGGTCTGCTGGGCCAGCCATGTGACGCTCTTGCCGTTCTCAGCCAACCATGTGTGGAGTTTCATAGAGCGCATCTTGCCTCAGAGGCGAACCTGTGCGCGTATATTGCCCCTGAGGCACGCGGTGCGTCAAGTTGGATTTTGCCTCTGAGTACATTTTCAGGAGCGCTGTGACGGTGTCTAAACGGTCGCACATGACCAGGGGGACCCGTCAGGATGCGGAACAGAGTGAGGGAATTGCGGATCAAGCGGGGTTGGACCGTGGAACAACTTGCGGAGCGGGCCGGTTTATCAACCGGGCAGGTATCGAAAATTGAGACCAGCAAGCGAGGCTGGTCTGTGCAGTCACTTCAAGCATTGGCCGATGCGCTGGGCTGCAAAGTCGTCGACCTCATTGATGTCACCGAGGTCTGGCGAGATGTACCCGTGTTCGGCATCCTTGAGACCGGCGGGGTCGTGCATCCGCGGCCCTCGGGCAAGAAGCAGGTAACAGTCAAGGCTCCGATAGCCTTTGGCGAACTGCTGGCTTTGACCGTCCAGAACGACAGCCTCTATCCCCGCTATATGGCCGGCGACACAGTTTTCTGTGGAAAAAATCCCGTCGACGCCGGCGCGTGCCTCGGGCGTGAATGTCTCGTGCAGCTCGAAAACGGTCGCAGCCTTTTGCGTGTTGTGCATCCCGGCACATCGAAAGGACGATACAACCTAGTCGCGCATAATCAGGCCCCTGAGTTGGATTGCGCGCTCGTCAGCTGCCGTCCGGTTGTCTACAGCAACCCGGCAATCCCGGACTGCTGACCTGTAGCGATTTCGCCACGGTCATCCGCGCTCGCATCTTTTGTTGCCTTTGAGGCAACTTTTTTCTTGACGCGTCCTTGCCTCTGAGGCAAACTCCATCCTGTCACTGAGCGGCACCCAACTCGCACACTACCCAGCGAGAGCCTGCTTCCCCCAGGCGCCTTACGCTCCGTTAGGCAGGGAGCGCCGCTCAGTGACCCCGAATTGATGGAGGCGGTCAGATGGCGAAATTTCAGATCAGCGGCGGCTACCGCCTTCAGACCATCGATGCGCCGACCCAGGAAGCCGCCGAGGCAGTGGCGGTTGCTACCAGCATCGGCGCCGGCATCCGCGAGCCAGAGCTTTCCCACACAACCTGGGCCCGTCCGGTTCGCGTTGCAGAGATGGAAACCCTCGACATCGAGCGCCAGCTTCGCGGGATGCTGAAGCGCAACGCGCGCAATTCCTGGGCCGCCGAGGCGCCCATTCAAATCGCCATCCGGATGGCCGAGCTGCGCAAGCGCCGCGAGCAGGAGGCAAAGCTATGAGCGGCGGCAGAGG